ATGTCGGCCACTAATCCCTTTTTTGAAAGCAGCCTGTTGCCTTATCAGGCACCCCGATTCGACGAAATCAACGACGGTCACTACCGCCCGGCATTCGATGAAGCGATACGCCAGAAGCGAGCCGAGATTGACGCGATTGTCGCGCAAACGGCCGCCCCGGATTTCAACAATACCGTGCTGGCGCTCGAAAAAAGCGGTGCCATGCTCTCGCGTGTCAGCAGCGTTTTCTTCGCCATGACCTCTGCGCACACCAATGATGACTTACAGGCGCTTGAGGAGCAGATCTCTACCGAGCTTGCTGCGCTGGCGAACGATATCTGGCTTAACGACACGCTGTTCTCTCGCGTGGAGAGCGTCTGGCAGGATTGTGCTGCGCTGGACGCCGAATCCCGTCGGCTGGCAGAAGAGACGTACCAGCACTTTGTGCTGGCCGGTGCGCGGCTGAATGATGCAGAAAAAGCGGAGCTGAAAGCGCTGAATACCGAGGCGGCTACCCTCACCAGCCAGTTTAATCAGCGTCTGCTGGCCGCCACCAAAGCCGGTGGGCTGGTCGTGGATTATGCTCATCAGCTTGATGGACTCAATCCTGACGAGATTGCAACGGCTGCCCATGCCGCCGCGGAGAAAGGGCTGAACGATCGCTGGTTGATTCCGCTGCTGAATACCACTCAACAACCCGCACTTTCCGCGCTGCGTGACCGTCAGACGCGCGAAAATTTGTTTAACGCGGGCTGGACGCGTACCCAGAAAGGGGATGAAAACGATACCCGGGCACTGATCCTGCGTCTCACCGCGTTGCGTGCGCGTCAGGCAAAATTGTTGGGGTTTGAGGACTACGCAAGCTGGAGTATCGCCGATCAAATGGCGAAAACACCAGCCGCCGCGTTGGCTTTTATGCGCGGGATTGTGCCCGCTGCACGCACCCGAGCGACGCTTGAGCAGGCCGATATCCAAAACGTGATTGATGACGAGCAGGGCGGGTTCACCGTGCAGGCGTGGGACTGGGCCTTTTATGCCGAGCGTGTGCGCCAGGCGAAATATGCTCTCGACGAGTCGCAAATCAAGCCGTACTTTGCGCTCAACACCGTATTGCAGGATGGCGTATTCTGGGCTGCAAGCCAGCTGTTTGGCCTCCGCTTTGTCGAGCGTTTCGATATTCCGGTTTACCATCCTGATGTCCGCGTGTGGGAAATTTTCGACCACACCGGCGAAGGGATGGCGCTGTTCTACGGTGATTTCTTTGCCCGCGAATCGAAAGCCGGTGGGGCGTGGATGGGGAATTTCGTCGAGCAATCGTATGAGTTTGCCTCGCGCCCGGTTATCTACAATGTCTGCAACTATCAAAAACCGGCTAACGGTCAGACGGCGCTGATCTCCTGGGACGATGTGGTCACCCTGTTCCACGAGTTTGGTCATACGCTGCACGGTCTGTTTGCCAGCCAGCGCTACGCCTCCCTCTCCGGCACCAATACGCCGCGTGATTTTGTCGAGTTCCCATCGCAAATCAACGAGCACTGGGCGAGCCATCCGCAGGTGTTTGCCCACTATGCCCGCCACTATCAGACCGGAGAGCCGATGCCGGAGGCGCTGCGCGATAAAATGCTTAACGCGACGCAGTTTAATAAAGGTTATGACATGACCGAGTTGCTTAGCGCTGCGCTGCTGGATATGAACTGGCACGGCATCAGCGAACCCGTGGACGATGTTGACACCTTTGAAGCGGCAGCACTGCACAAAGAGGAACTGGATCTGCCCGCCGTTCCACCGCGCTATCGCAGCAGCTACTTCGCCCATATCTTCGGCGGCGGCTATGCGGCAGGGTATTACGCTTACCTGTGGACGCAAATGCTGGCAGACGATGGCTATCAATGGTTTGTTGAGCAGGGTGGTTTGACTCGCGAAAACGGACAGAAATTCCGCGAGGCCATTTTGTCGCGCGGGAATAGTACTGATTTAGCTGAACTTTACCGGAACTGGCGCGGCCACGATCCGAAGATCGAACCGATGCTGGATAACCGCGGGTTGAGTTCGTAAGGGCTTTTTCAGGCTGGAAGCAGAACCGGGCGCGGTGCCCGGATTTTGCCCGATTTTTTCTTCCCCAAAACTCCTCCAAAATTCCTCCCCAAAATGAATTCTTAAATTTTGCGAAATTTGCAGGGGGATACTGTCCAATTATTGACGTAGCTACACCTTAACTTTCACCCATTCGAGACCGCGATCGTTATGATACTGCGCTGTCATCCTGTCTGATGAGTGACCTAGTAGCTGCTGGGTATTGATGCCTTGCCCCTCATACAGACGCTCCGATAGAGAACGCTGCTCGTGAAAAGTGGGCATTGTTTTTCCATCCTCTACGGAAATGCCAGTACTATCGACCGCGAGTTTGAAGGAGATGCTAAGGCTGTTCTCGCCAACCTGATCGCCTGCTTTCACATTACCGCTTGAGGTCACGTGATGGAGAAGCCAGGGGCTTACGACCCGATCCCTGCATCGCTTGATCACCTGCGCCAGTGTAATATCCAACATCTCGCAGCGTAGCGAGAGCGGTATAGCCAGTTTCGCTCCGGTCTTTTGCTGCTCAACGTGGAGATGACCGTCCCAGACATCAGAGAACTTCATTTTGGCGATATCGCCGCGCCGTTGCCCTGTGACAACTGCCAGAAGCATGGAGTTTTGGACGTAGGGTGCCATATTGGAGGCAGCTTCAAATATCGACTTCCACATTTCAAGGTTCAGTCGCGAACGACTTACCCGGACAACGACTTTTCTTGTGGCTAGCGCCGGGTTATATCCCGGCTCAACTTCGCCTGCGTGCTGCGCCTCTTTGAATAGGTCAATCCAGACGCTGCGGAGCGTTTGCGCCATTCGTGCTTTGCCTCTGGCTTTATATTCGTCTGTAATGGCTGCCAGCATTTTGGTGGTGACTTCCTGAATGCCAACATCAGGCATCCTTTCAACCAGTACGTTTGTGCATGTCCTTCTTGATTTAAGCGTATTAATTTTTATCTCTTTATTGCTGAGTCGCTCCTCCTGAATTTTCAGATACCGTTCAATCCATAGGCGCATCCGCATCGATTTCTTGGAATTAACTTTCTTATGGCTGACCATATCTATCAGGGCAAACGACTGGGCAACTTCCTGCTGCGCAAGCAGACGATTCAATTCAGAGGCGGCCAGTCTGGCCGCCTCTTGATCGGTACCAAAACCGATAAACTGACCGGTTAAAGGGTGCCGATATTGCCAGTAGGTTTTGCTGTTACGCTTATCAAGCTTGCAGTAGAGATTTGGGATATCAACCCTGTGATTACGTGGTCTGGCTGCCATTAATTACTCTCTCCATAAGCGTCTTAACCGCTTTCGGCATGCGTGGTGGTAGAGCCGGCGATGCGAGCATGCCAATGAATTTGGCCTCTTCATCGATAACCCACCGACGACCTTGTTTCAGCGCCCTTGGGATCGTTTGTCCTGTTTTAGCAATCTTGTGCAGCGCCGCTCTGGATGGTGGTTGCTTGAAGCCGTTTGGACCGGAAGCCCAATCCTCCAGGCTAACGAGCTGTCCCATGAAAACCTCCAGTTTGATAAATATGAGCTCTCAAAGTTATGTAGTGTGATATTTCAATATCAGGCCACCTGCCCAGGTAAGGATCGCAGTCGTCGCATGCCCGTCATTGCCGTTGCCACATAGCTCGCCTTGCGGTTCACTACCTCAACCCAGACCTTCACGCCTTCCACTCTCACCGTATAGGTCTCTTTCATCTTGCTGCGCCCATAGTCACCATATCTTTGCTGGTGGGCTGCGAGTGCGATTTCACTTGCCTGGCGAGCCAAAGGGGATTGCTTACTGCCACGATTAATCAGTCGCATTTCTTCTCCTTGAGGGAGGGTTTCCCCTCCCGATCTCGTTAGTCCACGTATTCCGGTTTCATATCCGCCAGGGTGATGCTGAACTGACCATGCAGTTCGTCGCCCAGATGGCGTTTCGACGATGCAAGAACGCGCTCTAGTTCCGCGAAACGCGCAGCTGCATCGGGCTCATCTGAAGGTGGCAAGGAATTGATGGCTGCTTCGACTTTGTTACGTGCATCAACCAGGTAATAACGCTTCACGGCCTTGTTTTTCAGCTCAGTGAACAGGGCAGAACCTAGCGTTGTTTTCACGGTTTCAATATCTGCGCGCAGAGCCTTAGCGCTATCCACATCCTGAGCCGCCTCGATGCGGTCTCGGAAATCATCAGCAAGGGCATCGATGTTTTGACTTGATTCCTGAGCAGTTTGAGTAGTAGTGACGTTGTCACCTGAAATGTCTGCAAGACTTACGTGCTGCGCCGGTGCGGGGTTTACCTCTCGTTCTTCACGGCGATCATCAAGCTCATCCGGGGTGTAAACGCCAAGAATCACATCCGGGCAGAACAGTCTCGCCCAGCGTTTGACAGCCAGGTACGCCAGCTGCTGGCGAGGGTCATCAGCCCACAGGGTAGAGTTTCGGGTACGGGCCTGAGCCAGCAATAAATCGAGTTCTCTCGGCTGATCTTCACCTTTAAGGGTTGCGCGGATAATGATACCGATCCCGGCTTCGTCAGCTAGGGTCCAGCCCGGGACGCGGTACTCGCCTTTGTCTCCTTTACGGATATGGAATTTTCCAACGACCTTTTCCCATGGCCCGTACCACTCATATTCAAAACGGCTGGCCAGCACGCCGCTGCGAGAAATAACGGCATTAACAAGCTGCGCTTCATACCCGAGCACACCGTTAATCAGGTGCGTCTTCTGCGCCACGGCAAAGGGATTCATTTGCCACTGTGCCGCTTGCATCGCTACAGCCATGCAGTCGGCCTGGTTGCCCTGAAGGTGTTTGGGAACGGTGGCAGTTCCCTGCGCCATGATCTGCGCAAATGTACTGATGGCGTTCAGATACTGGGAATCAAACAAAGCCACGTTGGAGTTAATAACGGTGTTCTGGTCAGCAACGGTAACGTTAGTGTTATGCATAAATCCCCCTTAAGCCTGAGCGCGCAGCGCTTCGAGGCGGCGCAGGTCGAAGTCGTTCAGTTCATCGGTGTAATCGGTAGTGATCGGCGCTGGCCATTCCCCAGTGTCGAAGCCGGTTGCGATGGCGCGCATTGTTTTGCGGTACTCGAGCATGCCCAGTTCCAGCAGTTCGGTTGACGCCTCGATGATGGCGATCCAGTGGTAGTTCTCGTCTTTGTTGACGAAAATCCAGAAGAACTGGTCCAGCGCCGCGGCCTCGCAATACATAGCCGCACTGAGGTGGTAGTCCCGGTCAATGATTTCCCGGTGCAGCCTGGCGCGTAGGCTTTCTTGCTTCACGTTCCACATGCTGATGGTTTTCAGGTCCGCACCGATGCGCACGCCGTCCAGTTCAATTTCGAGGTCAGGGCGTACACGCACTTCTAATCCGGTTTCGTCGTCGAAACCAAAATAGCTCACTTCAACGGCGCGGCTTGGATGTGTCAGCAGCATGCCCGCGGTCGGATGCGACAGTAGTGCGGACTGAATTGCCCGCGCTGTGGCCAGTTGCTGGCGAGTAACCAGAATTTTTTCGCCAGGGTTGTCGCGCCAGGCATCCAGCAGTTCGTCGGCGAATATGGCATCGGGCTTAACCGACTTAACTGCCTGGATCATGTCTGTTTTGGTCCCGGACACTTTCAGCTGCGTCGGTTTCTGCGCTTCCTGTGCGACCAAATCAGGATTGATGATCGCTAATTGCTCGAGTAGCGCATCACGGCTGCCGCTGGTTTTAACCGGCACGGGCAGGGTGGCGTTGTACTCTTTAATGCATGCCTTCATTGCCGTTGCTGTCTGCTTCTGGCCTTCTTCAATACGCTGGTACTCAGCAGGGAGAGCCATATAGCTTTGAGCTGTTTCTTCCAGGCTCGCGCCAAGCGGCACTGTAGCGGGAAGGGATGCGTTATGTTCTTCAAGCAACGCTTTAATCTCGTCAGCGCTCAGCAGTGCCGGGAGGCTGGCGTTGTACGCGTCGATGAACTCACGCAGAGTTGCGGTGGTCGTAAACGCACCGTCAGGGATCTCCGGTTCTACGCTGAACTCTACTTCGAGGTTTTCCGGCTGCAGTGCAAGGGCGTGCACCAGATTTCCCATATCCAGCACTTTGGATGCTGTGCGCGGGATGGTTTTAGCCACATGGCGCGCATTGAAATACATCAGGCTGACCCTGGCATCTTTCACCTGGGTTGAGCTAATACCGTTTGCTGCGTGATAAACATCATTCGGCAGACCTTCATAGCGGCCAGGCTCGAAGTAGGCCGGGTATTCGATTACTGGCTCTGACTTTTGCTCTTCCGGCGCTACGGAATCTGTCTGCGAATTAGCTGCATCAGTGCTTTTGCCCGGTGGTACCGAATCAACATCTTCGTCTTTCTCTGGCTGAGTCGTTTCCATCTGCACATCGTGGGTGGTCTCCGCTGCGTTTTCCGTTTTTTCGACTTCATTTGAGGTGGTATTGATGGCCGGATCGTTAATTCCACCCATAAGGCCATCGATGGAGAACACGCCGCTACCGAGATTTTCAACCTGCGGTTGTTCAGCTGGGGCTTCAGCCTCAACTACAGGAGTAGGCAACAGCAGTAATTCCACAGCAGAGTTAAATTCAGCCGTCATGGTTTTATTCACGAACTCAAGATGCGCCGCTGGCGTGTGGTGGATATTTTCCGGCGCGATGCGGATAAGATTGAAGATTGCCGCACGGTTCACCGCTAGTATGCCGGGCTGATTACGCAGGATGGCGCTCCATGATTTCCATGGTTCTTCTTTCTTAGCCACGATTTCTTTGGCGCGTCGTAACACGCTTGAGGGGATTTCAAAGTGATGGAAATCCATAGGCAGCAGGGCGCATGCTATCTCAAGATCGAGAGTGTCCAGAGTGTGGTGCGCGGCTTCGCCGCGATCCGTTACATAGCCGCCGTCTGCATTGGTCCCAGAATCAGTGCGCTTAACATTACTGATGCGATTACCGGTAGCCCATTCGCGAACGAGAATGCCGCGATCGATATAATCAGTCGCCGCCCAGATTCTGGTGAAACGGAGAACCAAAGCGAGTTCGTAACGCTTATCCTGGCTGAACACCTTGCGAATGGCGTCGGTGTAGCGCCAAAGGTCTTTGGTATCGTAACCCTTAACCTCTTCACAGTTTTCTGCCGCCAGCAGCAGGTTCTGGACATAGCTGTTGTCAGTGTCCATCTCCAGCGCGCTAATGGCTTCGTATTCTTCGCGGGTTAAGTGGTGGCGCAGTTCGTCTGCGGTGAACTGGGCGAGTAACTGCTTGCGAAAGGGCATGCGAACGACTGGATAACGTGTGGTTTCGTCATCATTCTCGTCAATCTGGATACCGTCATCAGATGCGAGATCCTGACCAGTTGCGACCCTGGCGTTGCAGGTGTTTTCTGATTTGAGAAGAGAAAGCTTACCGCTTCTCCACACTTCAACTAACTGATTGCGGTCGCTGGCATCTTTTCTGGTCCAGTCAGCCATGAATGCAGCGATAACTTCAGTTTCGTGCGCTTCATCTGGCGCGAATACCTGCTTAATCGCCTGAACCAGTTTCCACTCAGCGTTCAGGCTGAGTTCGGCAACTTCTGGGATGCCGTTCTTCGCCAGCAGCAGGTTCTGGAGATAGGTGTTGCCTTCATCCAGTGACATTTCGCTGGCAGTAAGCTGCTGCTCTTTAGTGATGTGTGATTGGTATTTGTCGCTGGTCAGGTGGACGGCATAACGGACCGCTGGAGTGCGGTTTTCAAGCGGGACACTCTCGACGGTAGTTTCGACATTAACGGACGTTTCCGGTGCGGCAGTGTTGTCCACGGCACCAATCGACTCAGCAACAGCCTTTGGCAGCCAGGTGCGTCCATCGTCCTGCAGTGCGTAGCGTTTGCACCAGTTGTAATCCACGGTGCTTTCTTCAGGGAGGTCGTCGAAGACTGGGAAATCGGTTCGAACAGGTTTGGAGTAATCTTTACCGCGTCCGGTTTCAATACCGGCATCTTCCAGCTCAACATCGAGCTGCAGGTTTGCACGGGCTTCAGATTTCGCGGTGAACCAAATCACTGCGTCTTCTTTGCCAGATTTCTGCGTAGCCTTCACTACATAGAAAAATTCCATGTGAGATCCTCTTTTTTTGGATGTAAGATCCCCGGGCCAGAGAAAGCGCCCATTGGGTGAACTTTGGTTTTTTAAGTAGTTTTCCGGTGTAACTTTGGTCGGGAGCACCGGACGTACGGGCCGCCTTGCGCGGCTTTTACGTTATGCCTCGTGTGCCATCTGGTCGTACGAAGCACAACGTTCAGAACAGTATTCTTTTTCTTTGCGCGCCAGCTGTGCGCCGTTGCGATAGAGAAGGGTACTTTTGACTACTTTCTCCGGTTCAACCGGTTTGCTGCAGTACCCGCATTTCGTTGAGTTACACATCTGGATTCCCCTTTTGCGCCAACAGGTAGCACAAGCGACGAAGAATCACCTCGAAGAAGTTCAGCTTTACGGCCTGCTGCCGTCCTGGTTTGCGTGCGAAATCAATCATTCTCACCTCGTTTGCCTTATCGCCGGCCAGCGGAACGTTTACACCTGATGCGCGTTAATCTCTCCACCTCATCCGACTATTCGTATGCCGTCGGCGGCTACTTCGTGGGCGTCCTGCCTTGGTGGTTCGTAGTGCGTCTTGGTGATGTTAGTAAACCACTACTTTACTAGTTGGTCAAGTGTTGGTGCACCATAAAGTACAGTAATTCTTTACCTGTACTATCGGGAGGATGAAAATGAATTTTTGAGGGCAAAAAAAACCGACGCCATGGTCGGGATCGGATAGTCAATCGTAGGAAGTCTTAGCTTGCCAGCGTGAATGATTGGACTCAAGCTAACGATGGCAGTTGAGAAGGTTGTGATTTTATTTCAGTATGAGTTCGTTTAAAGCATCCAGTATTTTAGAAACGTAACTACCAAAAATGTAGGCGCAAAATGCAAAGGTTACGCTGACCACTGCCGCCGAAGCCTTTATCGTGGTTTTTGCAGATCCGATTGCTTTTTCAATTTCAGCTAACCTTGAATCTATCGACTTAATATCTGATTTTACATCATTTATATCGCGTTTAATGTATTCAACATCTGATTCAAGTTTCGCAACTCTTGCTTGCATATCACTACCTCCTCCATTGCCTCCACCATAAGTTCCATCATGTTCTGCAGAGATAGATGTATCAATCGAGGTTCTACTTCGATGAGAAAAGCGACTATGAAGTGAGATTTCTTTGACCTTATCATTCATGTTTACTGATCCTGAAGTATGCTCCATTTTCATGCAGCATCTCCCCATCTTTACGAAGAGATACCTTGATTAGGTAGTTTCCTTGACGTTCGAAAATGCATTTTTCAAAATGCATATTGATGGAGGCTGCAACGTCATCAGGATTTCCAAATTTCAGCTTCGCCCGAACCCAAACGCCAGTTGGTTTATGGATAGGTATGTCATTAAAAAGTATCTGCGCATCTAACCAATAAGGTTCGCCTTCAGTTAATCCCAGCATAAAAACTGAAAAATGCAGGTCTTCTACAATCGGCAACTCATCGACATCATATACAAGCAGAGGAGTAGCGTTATCTGGGTCATCAGTATTGATGGGCATTACATACGCAATGCGTTCTTTAGTCATACTTTCATCCACGCGTTGTTCAGCTTCTGGCTAGCTATTTGTATTTCTTAAAAGATTAAGCATGCCAGCATTCACAGACCAAGTGCCATCCTGAATGCTTTAATCCCCCTGCGTCCGAATCCGGCCCTTCATGTACTTATCATACAACTCATCAAGTTCTTTCAGGCGAATCGAAAAGATACGAAGCATGTTCCGTTGTTCTTCTTCGGGCAGTTGGCGATATAGCTCTAGCAAGCGCTGTTCGTCTGCCTTAAGACCGTCTTTCTCGCCAACGTCCTCACCGAGAAGCCAGGGAACCGACACTCCAGCTGCATCAGCTACGGCAAGAGCCGATTCTTTGCTCATCTTGCCGGTTCGAAACCATCCGGTGACCGCTTGCTTGCTGACATTAGCTACCTTGGCCATCTCAGTTTTTGAGAAGCCTTTGTTATTCAAATCCGTCAGCCTGGAAATTAGGCTCTGGTTAGGTTCTTTTCTATTCATATATGGATTGTAAACAATAGCTTTACCACTTGATAGGCAGGTGGTTGTTGACTGAATAGTAAATCGGTGCTTTACTTTCATTCACGTAAAGGAGGTCCTATGACTGGAATTGAACTTGCAATTCTCCGATCTGGTTCGGCCAGCACGCTTGGTGCTCTGATCGGTGTTTCAAAAATGGCCGTTTCACTTTGGCGCCGTAAGGGTATTCCTGCTGAACGAGTGTTGCCAGTTTATGGAGCAACTGGCGTAACTCCCCACGAACTGCGCCCAGATCTCTACCCGAACCCCACTGATGGTTTACCTAAACAGGAGCCGTAACAATGCAAACTGTTTCATACGAACAGCGTAACAGAGCTTCCTCTAATCCTCTGATATTCCAGTGTCATCAAAGCGAATCTACAGCGCAGGATATTGCTCATCGTGATCTCTGCTCTGCGGTCCGGGCGTGGGCGGCTGCAGAAGGGCGCGTAGCTGTAGCACTTCAAATCCAAGAAGCGGCGGAAGAACTTCAACTTGATGGCGTGGATTTCTCAGGCCTGGCCGATGTCTGGAACGTGAAGCTGTTCCGCTGGCTGGATAATAAAGAAGACTCCGCATCGTACCGAAAAAACGTCGAACAGCTGATGCCAGCGATCATGTCCGTATTACCGCTTCGATACCGCGACCGTGTTGTAAAGAACGACTCGTTTGCACATCGCATGGCCAGATTAGAAAAAGAGGTAAGTGAGGCGAAGCAAGCTCTGATGCTCGATGCACCGAAGAAGGAAAAGCTTAAGGAGTTAGGCGAGGGGATTTTCGAAATGTTCAGAGTCGATCCGGATCTTACAGCGCCGCTGCTGGCGATGGTCACAACCATGCTGGGGGCGATATGAAGACTTCAGAAAAGGCGAAAGCCGGTCTGCGCGAACAGAACCGACTTTCAGGTGCAAAAACGGAGTGTAATTGCGGAGCTAAGTATGTCAAACACAGCTGAAATTATCAATTTCCCCAACAGAACTGAACAACCGGGAGGTCGTATGGCCGACCTATCGAACGGGTATACCAAGGTCGCTAACGAGATCCAACAGCTCAAGCCTCGTCTGAGAATGTCAGGCCGGGAGTGGCAGTGTTTTGAGGCGGTGATCTGGCTTACCTACGGCTGGAACAAGAAACAGGACCGCGTTACGAACACGGTGATCGCTGAGCTTACAGGGTTGAGTGATTCGCATGTTTCTGATGTGCTCAAATCACTTGCAGAACGCAAAATCATCTTCAGTCAAAAGCAGGGCGTGATGAAAACTGTCGGTATAAATACTGACCTTTCCGCCTGGATTTTAGACAAACAGAAAACGGGAAAAGTCTTCCCGAAATCGGGAAAAGTTTTACCGAAAACGGGAAAAACCTTCCCGGAAACGGTAGACACCCAAGACTATAACAAGAACAATAATAAAATATCCTCGTCTCGGAATTCTGACGAATCCCGAAACCAGAAAACTGAAAAGTTTCTCTCACGCCATCCAGAAGCTGCCGCCGGGATATACACCCCGGCAGGTAAATCATGGGGCTCCGCTGACGACCTCAAGGCCGCACGCTGGATTTACGACAGGCTTCTCACCGTCAACGCATCTCTATCCGAACCCAACTGGGCTGAATGGGCAAATACCATCAGGCTGATGCGTGTCCAGGACAAGCGCACGCACTACGAAATTTGTGACCTGTTCCAGTGGGCCAACCGGGACGAGTTCTGGAAAGACAACATCCTGAGCCCCTCGAGTCTACGCAAACAGTGGGATCAGCTGACTACCAAGCGGCTGCGTGCAGCCGGAACGGCATACCGGGGCGGCATCGACCTGCATAACACCGACTGGATTGATGGGGTGCTGGAATGAAAAATCTTGCTGAGAGTATTCTCGATTTTGACCGAGAACAGGCCCGCCGAGTGGCGCAAAACTTGCCTGAGCAGTACACCGAGCGCGAACAAACGCAGCAGGTGGCGCAGATTATCAACGGGCTGTTCGTACAGCTGGCGGCCGCGTTCCCGGCAAGCCTGGTTAATCGCAGCCAGGAAGACGTGAACGAGATCCGCCGTCAGTGGGTGCTGGCCTTCAAAGAAAACGGGATCACCACCCTGGAACAGGTTGAAGCGGGTATGCGAATAGTGCGTCGCCAGGAGCGCCCATTCCTGCCTTCGCCAGGTCAGTTCATCAAGTGGTGCAGGGAAGGGCGCAGCGTGCTGGGGATCACTACCGCTGACGTGATGGCTGAATACTGGAAGTGGCGCAAGCTGGTGTTCCGGTACCCGAGCAGTGAGCAGTATCCGTGGCCGAAGCCAGTTTATTACCATATATGCCTCGAACTGCGGCGCCGGGGAACTGATGGGCAGTTGAGCCATAAAGAGCTCGAGCGTGAGGCTGGCGAGATTCTGGGTATGTGGGAAAAGCGGGTGCTATCTGGGAAGCCGATTCCGCCTGTTTGCAGAGCGCTGGCCGCACCAGCAGATTCGAAAGGACCTACTCCGGCAGAACTGTTAAAAGCAAAGTACGAACGAATTAAGGCAGCTGGGGGAATTATGAAGATGGTTTAGACTGCAAAGACAAACTAATGGTGTTGGTAGCAAAATAACTTACATAAAAGAGGATACTCGTCGTAGCGGGGCACCTCTTGTATCCTGGTACTAAGCCACTAGAAGTAACTTTTCCATTAGATAGAAAAGAATATATTTATCCTAAGAATATGTAGTAATATTTTAACTGATATAATAACTAAGTCGTCAATGTCAACGGATTCAGATAGCTATGAGCGAGGAGACTATTCTAGTAATATTTATTCGCAAGTTTCATGATTAAAAAAATAGTTAAACGTAATTTTCAATAAGATCAATGGACACTAATCACATTCGAGAAATTGTCTTCTGGATTCTTGCTCCTCCAGATATTCAAAAGATAAAAGGCGAATTTCATGATGATTGTAAAACCATTGGCTTGCGGTACGTCGAACAGTATGGCCAACATCAAAGCAGGCCCCGGACGCTGCCCGAATGATAGCATACTTCCCATTTTTGAAATGAATCAAATGGATACAGAAAAACTGATTTTTCTGACCAGCTAGACGGCTAGCTATTATATCGCCTTCAATAACAACATCTTTTTTAATTTTCATAATCTAGACCTTCATTTGATTGTATAACTAAACGTATTGATATCTCCTTCTCCGCTCGGCTTAGCTTTTAAGATGATTATCCGCCAATGCACCAACACTCAGACGGGCGAAACAACAATTTACATGCAGGACATTCTAGGACTGAATCCTTGCGCAATTTACCCGCTTTCTGAGCAGCCCTGTGGTCACATAGCGGGCAAGCGACAAGTACAGGCCTTTCTTTGAAATGTCTGAGTCCTGTTGTATAAGACATAAATAATACCCTCAAAAGTGTAATATTCATTATACCCCTTAATGCAATTATGTTTTGGCTAAGTTATGTGTAATTATTACACAACGTATGCTTAAGAGAATTAATATGAGTGTTGGATTTATGATAAAATGCCCTTCCAGGAGATATTTGTAATGAAATCAGAAGACACACTTGACTGGTACCCTGCGCAGCTACCTCTTGTAAAAATTATCCTAGGTGAAGCTGTGCTCGCAGTTGGCAAACAGGGAAGGCCAATCAACACTCGAACCTTACTTGAGTATCTTCAAGTTATGCAGGTTAAGCAAAAAAAACGGGATGATAAAGTTGCCATGCAGACCGCGATTGAAGTTCTTAGGGACAATCAACGCATTAACGGCAGGCGTTAATGCGTTTTTTAGAGATTGTCAGTTTTGAAGGATCTCAACCTTATGTCTTTGCCCGTCATTTTTTAAAAATATTCTGTCATCTAGTAGTACGATACCGTCAAGTGTAACCTGATACTCCCCATCGCCACGTGTAATATTAATCTCGTAATGACTTTCGTCATGTTGATATGTCAGAGAAAAAGACTCCCACTCTGCTGGCAACAGGGGATGGACTGTCAAGACATTACCGGAGCGTTTTATACCCATTAATTCTTCTGTAATAAGACGGTAGGCCCAACCCGCGGATCCGGTATACCAACTCCAACCTGCACGTCCAGTATGTGGCGCGACACTGTAGACATCTGCACTCATGACATAAGGTTCTGCTTTGTAAATCCCTACTTCTTGGTCAGTTGACGAGTGGTTTATTGGGTTGATTAATGACCAGAGATACCACGCACGATCTGCATTCCCCATGCGGGCAAATGCCATTACGGCCCAGATAGCACCATGAGTATATTGTCCGCCATTTTCACGTACACCTGGCACATAACCCTGTATGTAACCGGGATTTGGTCCATGACCATCGAATGGAGGCGAAAGTAGCTTTATCAGCCTGGCTTCGGCATCTACCAGGTGCTTGTCCAGAGCATGCATAGCTTTGCCGGCGCGTTCATCGTCAGTCGCGCCGGATAAAACGGACCAGCTTTGAGCTATAGCATCAATTCGACATTCCTGAGAACCTGTGGATCCCAAAGGTGTTCCATCATCAAAATAACCTCGCCGGAACCATTCGCCGTCCCAAGCTGCAGCGTGCAGATTTTTTTGCAAGCGCACCGCCTCAGTGCGGCATAGTGACGCTATATGCTCATCTTGTCGCCGATCAGCGAGCGTCGCAAAACGCTGTAAAATGTCGAACATGAAGAACCCGAGCCAGACGCTCTCACCTTTTCCTTCGATGCCGACCCGGTTCATCCCATCGTTCCAGTCGCCAGCGCCCATTAGCGGCAGACCATGCTGTCCAAATCGTAGCCCATGTTTAATGGCTTTAACGCAGTGTAACCAAAGCGTCTCTTCGGTGTGGCTGATTAGCGGCGTATCGTAAACGGATTCTTCTCCAGGCTGAAGCTGACGTCCTTCTAGATAAGGAATCATCTGCTCTAGTATCCCGATATCCCCAGAAGCGTCGACGTAGTGACAGACGGCGAGCGGGAGCCAGAGAAAATCATCTGAACATCGCGTGCGTACGCCGTTACCGTGAGGTGGATGCCACCAGTGCTGCACATCGCCTTCAAAAAACTGCCTTGACGCACATAGTAATATTTGGTCGCGTAGGCGTTCCGGTGCAGCGTGGGTCAGTGCTAATGTATCCTGGAGTTGATCGCGAAAACCAAATGCGCCACCCGATTGATAATAACCACTGCGCGCCATGAGACGACAGGCCATTGTCTGATATAGAAGCCAACCGTTAACTAGCTTATCAACTGAATGGTCTGGTGTATTGACCACTATCTTATCCAGCATGCGGTGCCAGTGACGATGGACATTGTCCAACTCCTGTCGAACGATATTTTCATCCAAATAATGATCGAGTATAGTCTGAGCCCGGGCGGAGTTTTCCTCGCTGCCGAGTACAAAAATGAAGGTCTTCTGATCACCGTCAATTAGGGTGGTAACAGACTGAACTGCACCGCATGGATCCAAACCAGCGCCCGTATTTCCCGATAAGCTGCGAAGCTTCATTGCGGCCGGTTTTTGCAAAGAGCCATTGCGGCCAATAAACTCTCGGCGATCACCTGTCAACGAACAATGAGGATCGTTGACAGCGAAAAATGCAATGCGTCCTTCGCCGTTAGCTCCGTAAAAGTTATTTGCTGTAACTCCACTACCACCCGGCACGACCACCGTATGTGTAACGATATGGGGAGCAGAACGCGAGCGTGATTCCCCAAGCGTCCACTCTACGTACCCTGTGACCGATAATTTGCGCGTGCGGCCCGAATTGTTACTAAGCGTCAGAAGTGCCAACTTAACAGGATCGTGTTCGCCAACCAGTATTGTCAACTCGCTATCTATACCACTATCGCGGTGCGCGAATACGCTGTAGCCAAAACCATGACGGGTTAAATAATCCCCGCGGCCACGTACAGGTAACGTCGTGGGTGACCATACCGTTCCGCTCTCTTCATCACGAATATAAAAAGCCTCACCGCTACGGTCGCTTACTGGATCGTTTTCCCAGGGAGTTAAACGATATTCATGAGCGTTCTCATACCAACTGTAAGCCTGTCCGGCTTCTGAAATGACGCTACCAAAACAGGAGTTTGCCAGCACATTTGACCAAGGGGCCGGCGTTGGAACATTTTCCTTCAGGATAATCTGATACTCCCGTCCATCCTCTGAAAACCCTCCATGCCCATTGAAGTTGAACAGATGTTCTATATGCGGCGTCCAGTCTTCCTGTCGATTGCTTCCCTCAGTGACAAAAGATACAAATGGCCTTTGCGGTTTAATTGGCGAGTGGAGCCGCTGATTAAGTTGCTCGTTTAGCCCGCCGGCGCGATCGTCAAGATACATACATGCAACGCTCATCAACAATTGCTTATCTTCAGAAGACAAATGCTCCCCGTTACGGACAAAAATGCCGCCCGGTTTATCCAGCAGGCTGGCTTCTGAACCGGCATAGATTAAATCCATAATCAGTGTTTGAAGGGCCTGCTGATAGCCACCTGCGCTGTTATTGAGGATAACAAGATCCACTTCAAGCCCTTTTAGTCGCCAGTAACGATGAGCCTGAATCAGTGTAGTGATAGAGGTCATACTCTCATCGCTGGTCACGCTATGCAGTACAATCGGTAAATCACCTGAAATACCCCAGCCCCACAGTCCGGACTGACCGCGGCGGTTACGGCTTATGACTTGATCGTCGGCGCGTAGTTCGTGACAGGGATAGAGCACAGCACTAGCGAGTCGGTTAAACAGCGTTGCGTCATCTTCGCTGGCATTTATCTGCCTTAGCACTACCAGACTGTGCGACCAGGCAAGCTCAAAAACACGCTCAGCGATTGGGTAATCACGGTATTTTTCTAATAATGCCTTGCTTTGCTGACGGCTCTCACTGATGCCATAAACGATATCAATCGTTATCGGAATACCTGGCATGAGTCTCACAACTTGTCGGATCGCTAAGACAGGATCCAGCACGGCACCGGAAGTATTGCTGAGCGGCCCGTTAGCATAGATAGCAGCGGCATCAGCCTGACTTCTGCCCCTTCCAATAAACTTAGCTCGGTCTGTTTCAAACGAGGCTTCATTATGATCATTGCTATGCACCACCATCATGTGAAACAGAAATGGGCTCGGATCATCTGGAGAACGCGGTCGTCGATGGCAAAGAATAGCGTCCCGACTGTGATCAATCTCAGTTTCGATGAACAAATTACTGAATGCCGGATGCGCTAGATCACTGGTTTCTGGAGCAATCACCACTTCAGCATACGTTGTTAGCTCGAGCGTTCGCGGTAGACGGCCATGGTGTACCAGGGTGACACGCCGCAGCTCTATATCATCCTCCGGGGAAACCACAACCTGTGTCCTAACGCTAAGGGCTCCGAAGGTACGCCTGAATTCTGCGCCTGCGTCGGTGAAGATTATCTCATCGCTGCTGTTCGCATTTCCGCCCATGGGCTGCCAAGTATTGCTCCATACCTCATTCGTATGCGGATCACGGATATAACAGAACGATCCCCAGTTATCACGAGTTGTATCGCTGCGCCAGCGGGTAACTGAAATCGAATTCCAGCGACTGTATCCTCCACCACCTGGCGTCAGCATCAAGTGGTAATGCCCATTTGAGAGCAGCTGTATTTCCGGAGTAGGGCTGTCTACATGACTGAAAACTCTCGGTTCATATCGCACCGGTTTAACCCTTCCTTCATGGGATTCAAAATGACGGCGAGGGCTGTAAAGATCGACTGCATCCGGGACGCGTTCCTGCAATAGAAGATTCGCCGACATAAAGGTGGGGCTTGCCATAAATCGCTCGTTCATTGGGGCATCAAGCAGGATATGCGCTAGCGCCTGGAATCCCATCCCTTGGTGGTGTGCCATCCAGGACTGTACAACCGCGTACAGTTGCCCGGTAGCAAGCCGTGATGGCGTGTAGTCCAGCGCTTCATAAAACCCGTATTCGCCATGTGCTCCGCTCTGCTCCAGTCTAAGTAAGTTTTCGCAGGCCTTCTGGGGGTAAACGAGCAGAGCCAGTAGTGTTGCATACGGCGCGACTACCATATCGTCCGCTAGTCCTCGGCGAAGACCGAGTCCAGGTACCCCAAATGCCTGATACTGATAATTACGCTGGACATCAAATGCATGATAGCCGGACTCAGAAACGCCCCATGGTACGCCACGTTCCTTGCCCCAGTTAATCTGACGTTTCACCGCGGATTTGCCCATTTCATCAAGCAAACTGCCGCGCCAGTTTGGCATCACAAGATTTGGCATCAGGTATTCAAACATCGAGCCGCTCCATGACATCAACGAGGTTTCATTGTCGATATTGGTGAACAACCTTCCCAACGCATACCAGCTTTTTATCGGAAGCTGATTTGTCGCGATAGCGAGATAACTTGTCAGCCTGATTTCAGAGGGCAGAAGGTCATAGTGGCTTTTATCGGCGGTATTTGTGTCGCAGTTATATCCGACACTGAGCAGGCTGGTAGCTTCGCTGTAGAGAAAGGCAAAATCCATTCGCGCATGGTCATTTAACCTCTTTTCAAGTTCGCTGATGATATCCAGCCGCAAACGGGCGTGAGTAATAACTGATGCAGGAGGCGTTCCTTCTCCGGTATCGGTACTCTGCGCCAACCAGCTTAGTGTTGGCAATGTCTCGCTTGGGTATGTAGGGGGTAACCACGCGAGTAGATGTGACCATTCGTGGCATAATTCAACCAACTGATACTCCAGATGCTCGGCCCAGCGCACCACAAGATCACCTTCCTGCTGACTCGCAGCGGTAAGATGTTTGCACTGAGTACGCATTTTTTTAAGTTCGCTGTAAAGAGCTCCCGAAGGAAGTTCCACTGAGCTGAAACACTGCTTTTGAAGCTCTTTAAGCGTATCCGGTGCGCCTAGCCCCCAGTGTTTTTTCAAGAAGAACTAATGTATCGTTTAACCCTGCAAGTATTCTTTCGCCATTCAAAATCGGCTGGTTTCGCATGGCTAATAACCCTTCACGCAGAGTCAATAGATGTCCAGCCATATTACCGCTATCCACGCTTGATACGTAACGCGGACTGAGCGGCGCAAGTGTTTGAGTGTCATACCAGTTATATAAATGACCACGAAAATGTTCCATATTATCAAGAGAGTCGAGCGTGAGCGTTATGCGTTGTAAGACGCTGCCGCCTGGCAAATAGCCAAAATCCCAGGCAGTAAGGTTAGCCAGTAGTGATAACCCAATGTTGGTAGGGGATGTACGGTGCGCGATTGTCGGCTGCGGTATTTCCTGATAATTATCGGGGGGGAGCCAATTTTCTTTCGCTGTGGCGAAGGTCTCAAAAAAAGACCATATTTCTCGGCTTGTCTGTCTCAGCAGAAGTTTCTGTTTATGATCTGGCAAAAAAGGCTTACGCGCGGGTTGGCGGCTCAGCCAAGCCATAATAATGGGGGCTATGCACCACCCGACGCTAATGGGCAATGCGATGAACAGCATCAGCGGATCAAACACCAATGCTAGTGATGTGAGACTCAGACCGCAGGCAACATTCAGCCACATTTCCCGATAAAAACCTAAAACAGAGATACTGGATTGGTAGTTATCTGGGTTATAGCTTACCCATTGGTTGAGGTTACGCTGGCTTACACCAAGTCGCCAAAGCGTAACTCCAATAGCGTATAATGAGTAACCGGCATCGTGGGGTAGTATCATAATCGTGAGACCGATACGTGAAATGCGCTTCAAGGCTCCAGCTGAGACCAGTTGCAGATGTTGTTTAAGGGGACGGCGGTGCGGTTTATGAACGAGATCCCATGCTATGCTAAGCGCCGCAGGAAGAAACCATATTAGCGTAAGCACGCTAAACCAGTATAAAGGGTTGGGGAGCCAGAGCAGCGTGCTCAATACGAGCAGCATGATCGACGGCGCTACCAGGCTGCGTCGGAGATTATCCAATAATTTCCAACGAGAAAGGATGGACAATGGATTTTTTTCCCTGCTTCCGTCAGCTTTTCTGACCCGAACCCTTAACCAATTGAGCAGTTGCCAATCTCCGCGGATCCAGCGCGTACGACGTGCCACGTCTGAGATATAATTAGTTGGATATTGTTCGTAAAGTAAAACGTCGCTCAGCAGACCAGAGCGGGCGTAACATCCTTCGAGCAGGTCGTGACTGAGTACGAGATTTTCCGGACAGACGTTGGCAGTGGACTGGACAAAAATATCTACATCATAGATACCTTTTCCTACGAACGATCCCTCGCCAAAAAGATCCTGATATATATCTGAAGACATCATCGAATAGGGATTATTACCCGGGACGCTGCTGCGCATGGCGGCGTAGCGCCCCTGACCGTAAAGAGGCATTTCCTCTGCTAAGCCTGGCTGTAAAATACCGTACCCTTTAACGACTCGTTGGAACCTTGGATCATATTCTGGTTTATTCAGCGGATGCGCCATTGTGGCCACCAGTTTATGGGCGGTATCGCGAGGAAGGAGCGTATCACTGTCAAGAGTGATGACGTATTTAATCCGTCCGGGCAAAGCCTGCGAGTGAAAGCCTGCAACGCTCGAAAACTGGGTTCCCGGTTGGCGTAACCAGCTGTTAAGAAGAGCTAGTTTGCCCCGCTTGCGTTCATATCCCATCCAGATTCTCTGCGAATCGTTCCACACCGGCTGGCGGTGCAGTAGATAAAATCGTGATCGGCCGCTAGGGTTGCGCCGATTAAGTCTCTGCGTCTCAGCAATCGCTTGCCTTAAAAGGACAGTGTTTTCCTCGGTATCCTCAGTTGATGAATCCGGAAAATCGGTAAGAAGTGCAAAGCAGAGATTTTCATCCTGATTGCCAAGGCTGCAGACTTCCAGGCGAGAGAGAAGTTTGCTGAGGCTTTCATAGCTTGTCAGCATGCAAGGGATCGCAACCATTGTGGCATATTCAACTGGTATCCCACTTGAAAAGTCCATCCGCGGCAGAGGTCTGGGAATACGAAAGCGTGTCGTTGCTTCGCTAAGCATATCGCTGGCGAGTTGACTAATGGCAACAATAAGGGGGAGTGCTAGGGGAATGAGCAGCCAGAATATACCCTGTAGTGCAGTTTCATACAATATGATAGCCGTAGCGGCCGTGGTCAAGAGACTCAGGCTACCAAGCCATGACAGAAGGGGCGATTTATTCATACTCTGCCGCAGCCATTTCAATAGAGACCTTTCAACTGACAACAGTTGTTCGAGTTGTGGCCTACCACCTCCAAGCAGAAAATAACCGATATGTCGCTGCTCAGGATCTAGACTCGGTTCGCAAGACATTGCCAACACGCGGTTTGCAACTTCCGGTTCACTCAAGCTCGCATCCCTGGCAAGCGTTTCAATCACATGGCGATAATGATCTCGGGTGTCGAAGTGCATGCGAGGATATATACCAGCTGGGTCAAGGCGTAAAGTTTGCTCGACTACGCTGATGGTCTCTGCAAAATCAGACCAGTTCGTTTCACTCAGCAGACGTAAACCCGAAATACTGTTACTGACGGAAAGCTGGCTGGCGGCAAGCTGCTGATTGAAGCGATGAATCAGGACCTCAGTTGTAACACCTTGCTCTGCAAGACGTTGTTCAATCCAATTCAGAGGGAGTGCAAGAGCATTGCCATGTCCCTGCAGACGACGAACCATTTCAGCGACAAAGGCACTGCTCAATGGAGGATGATTACGCGCCATATCGGCAACAATCAAAATTAGGTCGGCGGGAGCATTCTCTGCACAATCAAAAATCCGCGTTATCCACATATCTGCAAGATTTCGCTCCTGCTGGGCTTGGGTCACTTCGTGGCTCACACGACGCAGGTTTTCTATCAGCGCTAGACGCAGCATTCCTGGCAAAGCCCATATCTCCCCCAACGTCAGAGGTGTCACCTCTTGATAGGCGGAAATATAACTGGTAAGGCTGCTGGTGTCCCAGCGTCCGTCGCCATGCGCTATGGCCTCTGAGGCCAAGTCATAAATTCTGGGACATTTATGTGGATAGGCTAGTACCGGAAGACCCTTACCAAAGCTTTTCGGTAAGTGCTGGCGTACCATGCGAATCTGCTCTTCAATCAGGTAATAGTTGTCCAGAAGCCACTCACCTGCGGGCATGATACTCGTTTTTTTTCCTGCATTGAGTAGATAGCAACATCGCGTAATTATCGTTTCATTGTCAGTTAGTCGTTTAAGAAGGTAGTACGGGAGTATTTCCGGAGACAATTTGTGCGTACGAGCCAGTTTTCTTCCAAAGCGTTCCAACTGAGGGGTAGAAAAAAGTTCCGAACGTAAATAGTTTTCTCCTCCCGAATCGTTGGCTGGGGCTGATATGTGTGCGCTGCCTTCGGGCAGAATACGAGAACGCTTAAACCACGCAATAGGTTTCATTTTCATTGGGTTGCTCTTTTGCTACGTTAACGCGCAGGAGCAGATGCGAAATCAGTTCAGAAACGTTCTCTCAGGATGGGCGTAAGGCATCGGGGATTTGACAACTGCTGATATTATATTAAGTGTAGAACATCGGCTGTGAAGCTAGCGCGGAGATATAAAAAGTGCTTTACACCCCGGACAAAGCATGGGGCTTTTTAGACGCAGTTTAGAGGAAGACTGAGCGGATTTTAATCCGCAAACAGGGCAGGTGACGGTGGTTGTTAATACACGTCCAAACAGTTTCATTGCGTAATCGATAACAGACATGATTATTAGCCTCTCAATTAATGTCTTTCACTCTATCACATCTGGCTAAAATTAAATCAATTTATAAATCACCCAATTATTTAACATAAGTGATGTTTTTTCTCTTTTCTAACACATCGCTTTCCTGCCTGTTTTAGAAGCGAACGAATTCCAGCGTTTTGAAATCCTTATGTTATTTTGCAACGTAAGAGGAGTTTTATCTAGGTTGCCGCCTGGATTGAACACTTGATTTTTTCTACAAGAAAAATCGGTTGATTCACATTCGATGTTCTGAAAGCGTTGCAAAATCCGTAAGATAAGTTTATAAATGCACTGTACATGCATACAGTAATTCATTGCGGAGGGAAAAATGATAATCGAGTTAACCATTGATCGCATGAAGAAACTTCCTCATGGAGCTATACCTGCGCTAGAGTCAGAACTGGCCAATAGACTCAGTAAGCGGTTCGATGTTAGCCAGCTTACGATTAAGTGTGCCAGCAATGATGCACTGACTGTTTTCGGAGACGATAAGGAAGAGAGCGAGCACATACTGCAGGAGACCTGGGAAAGCGCTGACAAGTGATTTTATTAATCGCGTGAATTTTACTGGAGCAGTTTCAAAGAGTATCGCTGTTTGCGTTCCCCTGGCTGTTCCCGATTACTGTTTACCGCGCAAATAAGTCGCTCTGGGGGAAATAGTGTGTAGTGCAAATGCCTTTAATGCAGATGATCAATGGTACGACGTGGTCAGAAGGGCCGATAAAGCAGTTATCTATAGCTTCCCAGTTGAGGGCAGATATCTGGTTTATCGAGTAAATGGAATAGTTTCATTACGACCGTTACTCGAAGAGGAAGAAATCTTCACTCTCAACGGGTTCATGCAATTTGCAAAACGGCTTGGGTACCGAATTACACCACCGTCTGATATTATTCTTTCATAGGCCTGAACACCCTATACCTGATGCGCCACGGAGAGAACCATGGCGCTAGAATTACAACTTATCAAACACCACTCAGGAATACTGATCCCGGCTACGCCCGAGACCAGCGATATCCTGCAATCCAAAACCCGGCTCGGCGATGTTCTTGTTGCCGAGTTCAGGCGGGTACGAAACCCGGCATTTCACCGGCGCTTTTTCGCGCTTCTCAATCTCGGTTTTGAATACTGGGAACCAACTAGCGGGGCTATCTCGAGTAACGAGCGGAAGCTGATTACCGGCTACGCCAAGTTCCTGGCTTCGTATGGTGGGAATGAAGGCGCGCTGATCGATGCTGCTGAGCAGTATCTTGAGCAGGTTGCTTACCGGCGCGTCACGAATGGCATTAGCCTATGTAAATCCTTCGATGCTTACCGCTCCTGGGTGATCGTCGAGGCAGGGCACTTTGATGCCATTCAGCTCCCTGACGGCACACTCAAAAAGCATCCTCGAAGCATCTCGTTTGCCAACATGGACGAACTCGAGTTTCAGCAGCTCTATAAAGCTGCGCTCGATGTCCTCTGGCGCTGGGTACTGTCCCGTTCATTCCGCAGTCGCGATGAGGCAGAAAACGTCGCCGCGCAGCTGCTTGGCTTCGCGGGGTGATGGTAATGAAATATACCTGGTTTCATCATACCGACTGCAGCACCGAACAGGCCGACGAACTGGTTAAGCGTTACAAAGCTCGTGGCGTCCGGGTTGAGCGTAGCCTTAACCCGGATTACGTGACATGGACTGTCAGTGCATTCTTGCCGACTTCAAATTCACCAGCGCGCCCGGGCAGCCGCTGGCGAAACCGGATGTGGGGGTGAACGTGAAGACATATCAAATCACTTTACCCTGGCCGCCGAGCAACAACCGGTATTACAGGCACAACCGCGGGCGCACGCACATTAGCGCGGAAGGCGTCGCGTATTGCTATGCGGTGGCCAGCGTCATTCGAAGGGCTCGTCTTAATATCCGGACGGCTGCACCACTCAAAATCCTAATTGAATGTCACTTGCCCGACCGCCGGCGCCGCGATCTGGATAACCTGCAGAAGGCTGCATTCGACGCTTTAACCAAGGCGGGGTTCTGGCTGGATGACTGCCAGGTTGTCGACTATCGCGTTGTGAAAATGCCTGTCGTTAAGGGCGGGAAATTAGAACTCACCATTACCGAGCTGGAGACCGCATGAATCTTGAAAATACCCTCAAATATCACTTCGCCAAATCGACAATGATTAGCGACTCTCCGCGTGCTACTGCGTCAGACTCATTAACCGGGACGGATATCATGGCCGCTATGGGTATGACACAAGAACGGGCAGCATTGGGATACAGCGCCTTTCTCGGGAAGATGGGTATCAGCAACAATGACCGGGAGAGGGCGATCGAATTGCTGGCCCAGTACGCGTTGACTAAGTGCGATCGGGTTGCTGCACTTCGCAAACTGGATGCCAGGGTTAAGCCATTAGTGATGCACCAACTGGCCACCTTCGCATTCGAGGACTATTCCCGCAGCGCCGCCAGCATGAAGCAATGCGATGGCTGCAATGGGGAAGGGTTTGTCGACGCTGAGGTTTTCAGCATGAAGTCTCACACTCCAGCAAAAGAGAAGAGGTTCGTGAAGATGTCTTTGCTCATGGGGGTCGAAGATGTTCGACCTTCGGAGTATGAGGTGCGTAGACAGGTCAGAGAGGTTGCACGCGTTCTCTGCCCTCATTGTAAGGGGAAGAGGGTCGTTAGTTGTGCCTGTAAAGATTGCCATGGACGCGGGAAAGCAGTTAATCAGGCTCTTACAGAACAGCAGGGCGTTCCGGTTCTGGCTAATTGCAAGCGCTGTGGTGGGCGTGGGTACGAGCGAATCCCTTCCACTGAGGCTTACGTCGCGGTGTGCCAGATAACAGATGCAATCAGCCTTGATAGCTGGAAGAAGTCTGTTAAGCCCTTCTACGATCAGCTCATCACCAAGTTTGATATTGAAGAAGCGTGGGCTGATGCACAGCTGAAACAGATAACAAAATAGGGTGTTATTTTATCGTGAGCTATTTACTTTTCCCGAATCTGTGATAATTTTACTCTAACGATGGGTTATTGCCTTCGTTTAAAGCCCTGCGGTTAACCCCGTGGGGCTTTTTGCTTAATAGCGATTTAAGAATTTCTAAAACCATCCATCCCTGCGGTGACTTATAATTTGCCCAGCCACGCAGGAGGAAATATGGAAGAAGGTTTCTACTGGATACAGCACAACGGCAGGATTCAGGTCGCCTATTACACCAATGGTACAACCGATGACCTTGAAACGGGCCAAACAATAACTGGTATCTGGCATTTGACTCAAGGTGATGACATCTGTGATAACGGAGAAGCTGAGGTTCTCTCAGGCCCACTTTCTCCACCAGTCATCAAATAAGAAATATTCTATTGAATTTATTGCACTTCTTACTAATCGAGCTATTCTTTTTGGTATCCGGTGGAATGGATATGGAAGTGCTTGTACTTAGTGCTTTTAACTAACAGCGTGCATGCTGATAGTCTCTGATTGCCAGCTCTGTGAGTAGGCTTTTTTTTGTTCAAAGATAATTCATTGACCACGGGAATGAATAGCGCGTAAATTATTTCTGTGGTGAATCCTTTCTATGCGAAAGGGCGTTCCAGTCAACTGCTGTCTGCAGGTATGCGCGCGTCTTTACTGACTGGGTAGAGTCACCGGGAGGCACCCGGCACCATGACAAAAACAACACAAGTTTCAAATTCCTTGAGAGCCTGCCATAAAACGCAGGCCTTTTTTTATGACTTGGAAAACTACTGCTACGCTTTAAGTCGTGAGAAGTTACTGAATGCTCGGTGGTTCTCCTGAACCTTATGTGAATCAGCCGATACAGCTTCACTACTGAGGCATCGGTTTCACTCACACCTACCTTACAAATAGTCAACTGATTGGCCCGCTTCAAAAGAGCGGGCTTTTTTTATCTCTCCACTCAAATTTTCTGAATGGGGGAGGGAGAGCAAGAGGGGGCTGAATGTCTGATCATGTTTCTGGCACTGATGTAGTGGCAGGTAGATATTTGATAGCTTGCTCAGTGCACTAAAAAGTGCGGAGAACGACATCAATCTTCTCCGCATTAATAATGCCAGTGCTATCCGCTTGTATTTCTTATATCCCTTTGAGGATAAGTTTTTAACTTAACGCAAATGATAACATCTAAAAACTATGCGAATAGTTAATTGTTTTAAAGGTTTAAATAGTTCTTCTTAAGGATTATTTAATTTATTGCATTCCTCTGAAGAAGGAAGCTCCAGCAGGTTACAACCCTCACAAGGCTGCCATTTGGCGGCCTTTTTTTATTTCTAGCAACAGCACCCGCATTTAGCGAGGTGAGAGACCATGAAAATGAATGATTCAGGGAACATTTTCACGCAGTTCTTCGCGTGGGTAGCTGCTCTGGCGTCAGCAATTGGGTTTACCACTCAGGATCTGGTGTTCATGTTCTTTGGCGCTGCTGGTCTGCTTATCTCGCTTGCCTCCTACATTAACGGGCGGGTGGATGCAAACCGCAGGCGTAGAGAGGATGAGAAGCGAACAAAAATGGTCAATGACTATCTGAAAGGCGTTGGTGATAAACCCCTTCACGAGCGTCCTGCGGCTGCAAGCGTGGTCGTTGAGGCATTACAAAAGGAAGGTGAGTGATGGGATCCAGAGCAAAGTTGAGTGCAGCAGTTCTGGGGCTGGTACTTGCTGGAGCGCCTGCATCAGTCATTCTCGATCAATTTCTGAATGAGAAAGAGGGTAACAGCCTTACGGCGTACAAAGATGGCAGTGGTATCTGGACTATTTGCCGCGGCGCAACGATGGTTGATGGTAAACCAGTTGTGCAGGGCATGAAATTAACACAGGCCAAATGCAATCAGGTGAATGCTATCGAACGCAATAAGGCTCTGGCATGGGTTGACCGTAATATTTCGTTACCGCTTACCGAACCGCAGAAAGCTGGGATCGCATCTTTCTGTCCGTACAACATCGGGCCGGGTAAGTGCTTCCCGTCCACGTTCTATAAGCGCATCAATGCCGGTGACCGCCTCGGGGCATGCGAGGCAATTCGCTGGTGGATTAGAGACGGTGGCCGCGACTGCCGCCTGACTAAAGGCCAGAAGAACGGCTGCTACGGTCAGGTAGAACGGCGAGATCAGGAAAGTGCGTTGGCGTGCTGGGGGATAGACCAGTGAAATTTAATATTTTCACAATCGTGATAGTTGTTATTGCTGGTCTGTCAGTCGCACTCGTTAAAAGTTGCTCAGACGCCAGCGGCCTACAGAGTGATATCGAGGTTCTGCGCAGTGACAATGCTCTGCAGGAGCAGATAATCGCCACCCAAGCATTCAACTTCAATCGGTTTAATAAGGTTGCAGATCATACCTACAGGCTTAACTCCCTTATCAACACCAGAACCGAAGAAACCGTCATTAAATACCGGGAGATTCTCCGCCGTGAAAAAACCTGTGATCTGCCTGTTCCTGCTGATATCGCTGGCGGGTTGCTCAAATACGCGCACCGTTTACGTTCCAGCGCAATGCACGCCGATACCGACGGACCTGACGCAGCCGATGATAGTACCGCTGCCGCCGGCTCAATAACGTACTGCCAGGCTGTGCTCTGGATTAAGCCGCTGCTGGCCGTGATTGAGAAGGGCAACAATAATCTGGCTGGCATACGGCAGATTGAGCAAGAGCGGCGATGAAGCGACAGCAACTCAAGGGCATGAGCGCAGCCACTGCGAGAGTGTGGCAGGCATTACAGCAGGCATTCACTAAGTGCCTGTGATAATGTCCTTGCATTCAAGAGGATGTTTAGACGGGGCGACTATGAAGCGATATATAGTTTTTGCATACGATTCAGATGAGAGAGCTGCTGGATGGCGAGACGTTTATCGTTCAGCAACTGATCTAAGAGAAGCAGAAATTTTCGCTTCTGAGGCCAGAGATTCAGCTAATTGTGACCAGGTTGAAATTTACGACATCCACAATGACGCGCTAGTGGTTGAGTGGATTAAAGGTGTCGACGGAAAATGGCGAGAATTTAAAGCAGAATAGCCCGCCAAGCCGCGGGAGTATTTTTATCCCCACCAGCAGATAAGATGAAAAATATCCCGTGAAGGGGATAAGCATTAATCAGGTGCGCGAGATGTCGGGTAATACCGATCCGGACGAAGCGTGACGCTGCTATAAGCTGGAGGATGGCGCAGACGACCAATATCTTCTGGCTCAATGGTTCGAATCCATTCCTGATTACCAGAGTAAAGCTCAACAATGAGGTAACAAACGATGCCACGCAATAAAGGGCAGATCGAAGCTGAGCTAAACACCTTCTTTGCGTCTGCCTTTGGTGATGCTTTTAAAAGCTGCCACTTGGCTGAGTCTGCATCGGATTACCAGCTATCAACTGTTAGTCTCCCATCAGTAGATAGTACCTGGCTGGAGCTTGGTGAGCTTCCCGTAATTATTGAGTTATCGAACGGTTGCCGTTTCGAGATAGCTGCATCCGAATGGGTACAGATTACCCCGCTATAAATTAACCGATGTACGCTCAAGCCACTGGCATCCGCTGGTGGCTTTTCTTTTGGAGTAAGCAATGGCAAAACCGGACTGGGGCGAGCTTCAGCAACGGTTCCTGTCCGAACATGCCGCAACCGGCGTATCACCGAAGGAATGGTGTGAAGCGCAGGGACTGAATTACGCTACTGCACGCCGATACATCAAAAAACCTTCTGCGCAAACTGCGCAAAAACCTGCGCAGAAAAAAGTGCGCACTGCGCAGAAAGAACAAAGCGCAGAAGAGCTGGTAGACATAAAGCTAAGCGCGAAGGTAAAGCGCTTCATTGCTGAATATCTTAAGGACAATAACGCTACCGCTGCCGCTGCGCGTGCTGGTTACAGTGACCCAAACTATGGTCGTCAGCTCATAACGAATCCTAACGTTGCGCAGGCCATTGCGCAGCAGCAGAAAGCCTCTATTGCGCGCACGCTTGGTGGTGCTGATGAAGTCCTTGAGCAGATGTGGCAACTGGCCACCTTCGATGCAAACCAGCTTTCACAGTATCGTCGCGGCGCGTGTCGTTACTGCTGGGGCTTCGGTCACCATTACCAGTGGCGCGATGCAGTTGAGTTTGATGAGGAAACGGCAAAAGTCGAGGGAAGGGAAGGTGCCAGGCTGCCGCAGGATACTGGCGGCTATGGTTACGACCATAACCGAGAACCAAACCCAGAATGCCCGCGCTGCAACGGCGATGGCATTGGCCAGCCTTACTTCGCTGACACAAGGAAACTTTCCCCTGATGCTGCGCTGGCTTACTCCGGCGTCAAGCTGGGAAAGAGTGGCGTGGAGATTACGGCCATAAGCCGCGAGCGCATGTACGAAGCGGTAATGAAGCGCTTGGGCCTGGCCGATAGCGAGTTCGCGCAGCGCCTGCAGCAGATTGAAATCGAACGCCGGCAGCTGGAGGTTGAGAAACTCCGCAAAGATCTGGCCGGCGATGGTGACGACGACGAACCAACTCCAGTGCAGATCAATATCAACGTAGTGGACGCGAGGGCGGACGATGGGGATCAGCCCGACACTTAATATCCCGCAGGCGCGCTTCCTCGCGATGCAGCACAAGTTCAAAGCCTACGTTGCCGGATTCGGTTCCGGTAAGACGTGGGTGGGCTGTGGCGGCATCTGTAAGGGGATGTGGGAGCATCCGAAGATTAACCAGGGCTATTTCGCGCCGACTTACCCGCAGATACGTGACATCTTTTACCCAACGATTGAAGAGGTGGCATTTGACTGGGGTCTGAACGTCAAAATCAACGAGGGGAATAAAGAGGTTCACTTCTACGAGGGGCGGCGTTATCGCGGGACGACAATCTGCCGTTCGATGGAGAAACCCGGCTCGATAGTCGGCTTCAAAATCGGTAACGCGATGGTCGATGAGCTAGATGTCATGGCGGCGGCTAAAGCGCAGCAGGCCTGGCGAAAAATCATCGCGCGTATGCGTTACAAGGTTGATGGGCTGCGTAACGGTATCGATGTCACGACGACGCCGGAAGGGTTCAAGTTCGTCTACCAGCAGTTCGTGAAGGCGGTACGTGAAAAGCCTGAGCTTGCGGCCCTGTATGGACTGATTCAGGCCAGCACGTTCGACAACGCGAAGAACCTGCCGCCTGACTACATCCCGTCGCTGCTGAGTTCTTACCCTGACGAACTGATTCAGGCCTATCTGCGCGGGAAGTTCACCAACCTCAACAGCGGGACCATTTACCACACCTTTAACCGTAAGCTGAATAACTGTTCTGATGAGATTCAGGACGGGGATCCGCTATTTATTGGCATGGACTTTAACGTGGGGAAAATGGCCGCGATAGTTCACGTTAAGCGTAACGGGCTGCCGCGCGCTGTTCGAGAGCTGGTGAAAGTTTACGACACTCCGGCGATGATCAAGCGCATCCAGGAAGAGTTCTGGCGATATGAGGACGGTCGCTACGTGAAAAGCCGGGAGATTTACATCTATCCTGATGCCTCAGGCGATTCCCGCAAGTCCCAGAACGCCAGCAAGACCGATATTGCTCAGCTCAACGACGCCGGGTTCAGCGTCATTGTTGATGATGCCAACCCGCCGGTTAAAGACCGCATCAACTCGATGAACGCCATGTTCTGCAACGCCAACGGCGAGCGCCGCTATCTGGTTAACGTTCAGAACTGCCCGGTTTACACCGAGAGCCTCGAACAGCAAATCTGGGCGGCTAATGGCGAACCGGATAAATCAGCGGATAACGATCACCCCAATGATGCTGGTGGGTACTTCATCGTGAAGGATTACCCGATCGTGAAACCGGCATACTCAATCACCATGGACACCACCTTCTGATATGGCAAACGACGACATCACCTGGGTTCGACCAGAACACCGGGCGGCTTCTGCTGCCTGGCGGAAATACAGGGACTTTTGCAAAGGAGCTGAGGCCGTAAAAGCGGCGGGTAATAAATATCTGCCGTATCTCGACCCAACCGATAAATCCACGCGTAACCGCAAACGCAACGAAGACTATCTGAGTCGCGCGGTGTTCTATGCCATTGCCGGCAACACGAAAATCGGCATGCTTGGAATGGCGTATCGCAAGGACCCCACGTTTAACGGTCCTGAAAAGCTCAAATATCTGTTAGACAATGCTGACGGGGCCGGTACCAGCATCTATCAGCAGTCGCAGCTGGTGACCGAGAACGTGCTGGAAGTTGCACGAGATGGGCTTTATGTCGACTACGCAGGAGCATCCGACGAAGCTATCATCCTTCGTTACCTTGCAGAGAACATCATCAACTGGCGAACAAAACGCATTAATGGACGCGATCAGCTCGTGCTGGTGGTGCTACGCGAATGCGTAGAAGAGCCGGATGGGTACGCATATAAGGATGAAATCCAGTATCGCGAGCTGGCGCTGGAAGGAGGGAGGTTTATCTGCCGGGTTTGGCGCAGAGCTGGTGGCACCACCAGCGGAGCCTATACCGTCAGCAGCGAATATCAACCAAAGCCGAAAGGAAAGGACTACTGGGATGAAATCCCGTTCACATTCGTCGGGGCCCAGAACAATGATCCTACCATTGATGATTCACCGCTGGCTGCGCTGGTGGAGATAAACCACGGTCATTACCGAAACAGCGCTGACTATGAGGACAGCGTGTGGTTCTGTGGCCAGGTGCAGCCGTACATGACTGGACTCGATACCGGCTGGCGCGATCACCTCGAGAAGAAGGGCGTGAAAATTGGTTCCCGATCACCGCTTTTGCTTCCCAAAGAAGGCTCGTTTGGTTATGCCCAGGCACAACCGAACATGCTGGCTAAAGAGGCCATGGACAGCAAACGCGATTACATGGTGCAGCTGGGCGCCCGCCTGATTGAGCAGAACGCCACGGCGAAGACTGCGACTCAGGCAAGTGGGGAACAAACATCCTCAACGTCGGTGCTTGGCATCTGCGTTTCAAACGTTTCTGAGGCCTATACGCTGGCGCTGGGATGGTGTGCGAAATACCTCGGCATCAAGGGCGAATCGACGAGCTATACGATCAACCAGGAGTTCATCGCGAAGGTTGCTGAGTCTGGCATGGTGACCGCGATAGTTAACGCCTGGCAATCAGGAGCCATGCGCGATAGCGATATGGTTCGTGCGCTGCAGAAGCTTGACATCATCGACCCGGCAGACAGCTCTGACGAAGTGATTGATGCACTTCGCAACCAGGCACCAACGATGACGGGAGGCTGAGATGCCAACCGTTAACGAAAGCCTGCGCGATGAATCGATAGCGCATTCTGTATGGTTAAGCCGCTACGCCACTGGCGTGGCAAACCGGATGGTGAAGCTGCTCAATGAGACGGATGCGGACCTTTCGGCGCGGCTGCTTGATGCGCTGGACAGATTGCCTCAGGAGAGTTTCACCGTTAATCGTCTGCAGAGTTTACTGGGCAGCGTGCGTGATCTTAACCATCAGGCGATAGCCACCATGCAGGCAGGGCTCGAAAGTGAACTGTTGGCGCTGGCAAAGAACGAGGCCAGTTATCAGCTGAGCCTGTTCGATTCCCTTCTTCCGTCACAGGTGCTGTCACGATACCCGCTGCAGGGAATCACTGCAGATATGGTGTATGCCGCAGCAATGGCGCAGCCTTTTCAGGGGCGACTGCTGAGTGAGTGGGCGGAGAATCTGGAATCGGACAGGCTGGGGCGGATAGTGAACGCCGTTCGACGTGGGTATGTTGCCGGCGACACGGTAGAAACTATCGCGCGCAATGTCCGTGGCCACGCAAACAAAGACTATCGCGACGGCGCGCTGCAGATGAGCAGGGCAAACGCCGCCAGCATCGCTAAAACAGCTGTGAATCATCTGGCTGCCACAGCGCGCAACAGCTTCACCAGCGCCAACAGCGATATCGTTAAAGGTAAACAGTGGCTGTCTACGCTGGACAATAAAACCAGCCACGACTGCATCATTCGTGACCTGCTGCGCTACACCATGGATAACAAACCGGTCGGGCATAAGGTGCCTTACCTGCAGGGACCCGGGAAGATTCATTTCTGCTGCCGTTCTACTGAAACCCTGATACTCAAGTCCTGGCGTGAACTCGGCATCGATATCGATGACATGGACGAGGGTACCCGCGCCAGTATGGACGGGCAGGTCCCGGCGAAAACCACGTATATGGAATGGCTGAGGCGTCAATCGGCGCAACGACAGGACCAGGTCCTGGGTGCCGAGCGAGGTCGTATGTTCCGTGCCGGAGAAATCGACCTGGCTGATATGTTCACTGACAAAGGAGAGTGGATCAGCCTAGAGCGTCTCAAACAGCTTTCTGGCACCGAAATCTGACAACCAATGATTTCTACACGCCCTGGCATCCGCCGGGGCTTTTTTATGGGCGAGGCCCGACAAAATCCCGAGGGGAAATTATGTTAATTCGAAACATGCTCATTAAATATTATTCGGCGGCTGGTGAAGAAGATAAATCAGGCGGCGGTGGTGGCGCTCCTGAAATCACTCCCGACATTCAGAAGATAATTGATGAGCAGGTGTCGGCTCAGGTTACAGGGCTGAAAAACAAAAACACTGAACTGCTCGGAAAGCTCAAAGAGTCAACCGAGTCCCTCAAACGCTTTGACGGTATCGACCCTGACGCAGTGCGCGGCATCCTGCAACGTTTTTCCGACGACGAAGAGGCACAGCTTATCGCTGGTGGAAGAATTGATGAGGTTCTGAATAAGCGCACTGAACGCCTTCGCGCCGATTCGGATAAGCAGATCAAAGCAGCAAACGAACGTGCGGATAAAGCCGAAGCGTTCTCCAACAAATTCCGGGATCGCGTTCTGGGTGATGTTATTCGTGCCGCAGCGCTAAAAGCTGGCGCGCTGGCTGAAGCATCCGACGACCTGATCCTGCGTGCCAAGGGCACATTCCAGCTCAACGACGAAGGCGAGGCCGTAGCGGTTGATGCAAATGGCGATGTTCTGTTCGGCAAAGATGGCAAAACCCCACTGACCCCCCTCGAATGGGCGGAGTCTCTCAAAGAGACGGCCCCGCACCTGTTCCCGCGCGCTGAAGGCACCGGCGCGGGCGGACACAAGCCCGGTGGCGGTGGCAGCCTGAAACGTTCAGAAATGAGCGCCAATGATAAAGCGGATTACATCCGCAAGCATGGCCAGCAGGCCTACCTGAAACTTCCGAAATAAGGGATTAACCCATGCCAACAACTGTTAATACAGACCTGATTATTTATGACGACCTGGCGCAGACTGCGTTTCTTGAGCGTCGCCAGGATAACCTGGAAATTTTTAATCAGGCTTCTAACGGGGCAATCATCCTCGATAACGAACTGATCGAAGGTGACTTCCGTAAACGCGCCTTCTATAAAGTCGGCGGCTCTATCGAAGCGCGTAATGTCAACTCTACTGACCCGGTCACGGGTAAAAAAATCGGCGCGGGCGAGTCCGTGTCCGTAAAAGCACCATGGAAGTACGGTCCATACGAAACAACCGAAGAGGCGTTCAAGCGTCGCGGACGCGATGTCAGCGAATTCTCTGAGGTGATCGGTGTTGATGTGGCCGATGCTACGCTTGAAGGCTATATCAAATACGCTCTTCAGGGGCTGATCGCTGCAATCGGTGCTAACGCCGACATGGTTGTGACAGCAGACATTGCCACCGACGGCAAGAAAACGCTGACGCGTGGACTTCGCACCTATGGTGATAAGTTCAACCGTGTATCTCTGTTCGTTATGCACTCCACCACGTACTTCGATATCGTTGATCAGGCCATCGACAACAAAATCTATGAAGAAGCTGGTGTGGTTGTGTATGGCGGTCAGCCGGGCACACTGGGCAAGCCAGTGCTTGTCACCGATACCATGCCTGTTGATGCCATTCTTGGTCTGGTATCTGGCGCTGTGTCAGTTATTGAGTCACAGGCTCCTGGCTTCCGTTCCTATGACATCAACAACCAGGAAAACCTTGCCATCGGCTATCGTGCTGAAGGTACGGTAAACGTCGAGTTGCTGGGCTATAGCTGGGACACCTCTAAAGGTGAAAACCCAGACCTGACGGCCATCGGTACGGAAGGTAACTGGAAGAAACACTTTACCAGCAACAAATCTACCGCGGGCGTTCTCATCAAACTGGAATCCGCAGTGGGGGAGTAATGCTGTCAGCGGATAAAACCTCCGCTACTGCTGACAGCACAGACGCGGTAACTGTGTCCCTGAAGTACACGCTGAACGGCTCCGGTGTATCCGGTAAAACCGTCGCGTGGACGTCCACTGGGGGCACGCTCAGCACGGCCAGTTCTCAAACCGGCTCTGCTGGTGGTGCAACGGTGAAACTCACGTCAGACGCGGCTGGAACCTTCACGGTAACCGGCACGGTTGACGGCGTGGCGAAAACCACAGAAGAGATCACCTTCACTGCGCCTTCCGGTGAATAACTGATGGGGCGAAAGCCCCATAAACTGGATGACTCGATGATCAATACCGATATCACTTCCCCGGATGCCAACAGCTACGCCACTGAAGAAGATTTGATCGCTTTCGGCGCGCTACGCGGCATAGAACTGCCTGACAGTCTGATACCTCTGCTGATTAAAGCAATGGACTACCTCGAAGGGCTGGACTGGGTAGGTTACCGGGCAAACCCTCGGCAGCCGCTGGCGTGGCCGCGCGAGAATGTTGTCTTGGACGGCTACGACTTCCCCGCCGATGAGGTTCCACGTGAAGTTGTTACTGCGCAGTGCATGCTGGCAGTAGAGGCAATCGACGGCGATTTACTTTCCAGCTCTCGCGAGGCTGCTGTGAAAACTGAACGCGTGGAAGGTGCGGTCACTATGACCTATGCGGTCGCAGACGGAGAAGTTTTTACGCCATCTTATCCGGCTGTCATGGCGTTGCTGGGCGACCTTGCTGGTGGTCGCGGTTACGCCATTAACACTTTTGCGGAGCGTGCGTGAAATGGCTGACCTAAAGCTCGTTAATCTGAATGCCAGAAAAAATGCAGATCTTGAACATCACCGCACGGAAGTAGTAAGGCTACATGAAGAAGCGCTGCAGGCAGCCAAAGAGGGCAGCTATCGGAGCATGGCTGTATTGCTCATTAAAGATGACGGTGCGGTTCTTGACGCCTGGCATAGCGGCGGTCTGCCCTATGTCATGGTGGGGGCTATTGAATCACTGAAGTGCGATTTCATTAATCTGCAAATTGAGAGGCGCTAACCAGTGGCTATCAACTATCAGCGCATGCAGGCCAGAACAACCCGCATGCTCAAGCAGAACGGCGTGGCGTATAACGTCACCCGTAAAGGTTCGATAACGGTTGTCGGCGGCGTCGAGTACAAATCTGAAGCGGTCCTGTTCTCTGCTGTGGGTGTGAAAACCGAATACGACCCGGGCGAAATTGATGGGACGGTAATCATAAATGGTGACGTTCAGATAGTTTTTACCGCAGAGCAGGAACTCAAAATCGGCGATGTGGTTGATATTGACGGCACAGCCCATCGTGTTGTCAAACCCAACCCGGTAAAGCCTGCTGCGCTGGTGCTCTGCTACAAAGCACAGCTGAGGGCTTAGCATGGGAGAAAATACAGCTTTCATCGCTGAAATTACGGCATTCGTCAATAAAGCGAAAGAGAACCAGGAAGCGGTGGCGCGCGCAGTCGGTATTAAAATCCTCAACCAACTGGTGATGATGTCGCCTGTTGGTAACCCGGAGTTGTGGGAAATTAACCAGACCGCAGTTTCATATAACCAGGCTGTCTACGACCATAATGAGATGCAAAAAGCGGATCCCGCCAATCTCACTAAAACCGGACGACTCAGGAAAAAGGCACGGCTGGTGGATGGGATGGATGTCAAAGCACCACCGGGGTATACGGGCGGTCGTTTTCGCGGTAACTGGCAGGTGTCCTTTGATGCACCAACGACAGACGAGACTGGCCGGGTTGATAAGACAGGTGATCTGACAAAAGCGGCCGGAAACTACACGCTGTCACTGTTTAAAGTTGGTATGAAGGCCATTTATTTCTGCAATAACGTGCCATATGCCTATCCGCTGGAAATGGGGCATTCCACACAGGCTCCTGGCGGCATGGTTCGCATAACTGCCGCTGAGTTTCAACGATTCTTTGAGGAATCAGTAAGAGAGGTGCCCCGGTGATTCCTGATATTGCATCCGCACTGGCCGCCAGACTGGGTACCTGGGCCGATGCCGAAGGCGTTTCTGTTGCATGGGAGAACGTGCCGTTTACACCTCCTGCTAACGAGATGTACCTGGCTGTTCACGATATGCCCGTTACGCCGCGAACAATCGATCTCGGTCTGCGCTGCCGGACTTATTCAGGCGTCTACCAGATTAATGTTGTTGCGCCGGCCGGTTCCGGCCGTACCTCCGCCGTTGCTCTGGCGGGCAGAGTTGTGGAGTTGTTCCCCGAAGGGCTGGAAATCGAAGGCAATGACTTCACCTGCTGGATTAGCAGTCAACCTGGTATATTCCGCGGTATCCCTACACAAGTGTCCTACACCGTTCCTGTCAGCCTGAATTACAGGGCTGACATTATCAGCTGATTCCCTCTCTGATGCTCCACATCTGACCGGCTTAAGGCCGGTTTTCTTGTTTCTGAAGGAGAAACCATTATGGGCTTTGCACTGCCTAACGGCGCTCACGTTTATCTGGCGTCGGGCTACGGCCCGGCTATTACGTTCACCGGCGCGACGAATGCCGAGCATGTGGTGATCACTGTCAGTGACCCCGATGAACTTGCGGCTGGCGATATCGTTCATGTGAACTGCGACTGGTCGGGTATTGATAACGTAATCGCGAAAATTGAAGCGATTGCAGACAGCGCTGTAACTCTGCGCAATATCAATACCACTAACAAAAACAAATATGCTGCTGGTGGCGGTACCGGCTCAATCCGCAAGGTGCTTGAGTGGACCGAACTGCCACAAATCACAGAAGTATCAAAAGCTGGTGGTGATCAGAACACCACGCAGATTCAGTTCCTCAGCGATGACAGACAGCGCAACCTGAACACCTACAAATCAGCAGTTTCCCAGACCTACTCGATCGCTCATGACTCCACGCTTCCGGTATACGCACTGCTGCGTCAACTGGACGAAGACGAAGAGACGGTCGCGGCATACATGTACGTGCCAAAGGCGAAAGAGAACCGATACTGGGCGGCAACAACGTCTTTCGACGATACGCCGGCAACGCAGGTGAACGAAGTTGAAACGGTTACCGTTGTGCTCAATCTGCAGTCGCCTGCGATGACGTTCTACAAAATCACCGACGCCGCGGCGTGAGCCGGGGATAACAATAATATGAGCCTCCTGTTTGGAGGCTTTTTTACGCTAAGAGGCAACGATGGCGACCAAATTCACTCTTCAGCCAAAACCAACTTTCAAGGCTAATGTCTCGATCCCGCGCGCAGGTGATGAGGATGGAGTCCTGACGTTTACGTTTAATCACAAACCACTCAAAGAACTGGCAGACCTGGAGAAACTTGAAGGCAAAACTGCCACTGATTTTCTTATGGAAATCATTGCAGGCTGGGCGCTCCCTAATGCGTTCAACGCAGAGAACCTGTCGGTGCTGCTGGAGAATTACCCGGCGGCCATTAAGGCCATTCCGGAAACGTACTATCGCGAGCTGATGGGACACCGCGAAAAAAACTGATAGCGGTTGCCTCTGCGTTCTATACGCCTGAACCAACGGCGGCTGACCTGGCACCCTACGGGCTTACGCCGGACGATTACGATGACCAGTTCATTGACGTCTGGCCGGATGTCTGGCCCTCCTTCCTGGTATTTCAGGCCGTCAGTACACAATGGCGTACAGGTATGGGCGGTGCGTCCGGGCTGGATTACAACGTACTCCCCTGGATGATGCGCCTGCATAACGTTGACGATGAGGCAACCGCGCTTTCGGATATAAGGGTGATGGAAAGCGCTGCGCTAAGAATAATGCATAAAGAGAGGGCGGGATGAGCAACGACATCGCAACGATTTCGCTGCGTGTGAACACGAGCGAACTGGAGCGCGGTAACCGTGAACTGGATCGCTTTCAGGAAACTGCGACCGCGGCGGCCGGTAAAGCGGATGACCTGAACAGTACGTTCCGTACCGGGATTGATAACCAGAAAAAAAACAGCGAAAGCCTTAAGCAGCAGCGCCAGGAACTTCAGAACCTGCTGAATAAAATCAGCCCGGTCAACAAGGCACTGGATGAGCTGGACACAATTCAGGAGAGCCTGGCTAAATTCCGCAGTAAAGGTCTGGTGGGTGACGAAGATTTCACACGCTATAATAGTGTGCTTGAAACGACACGCACAAAACTGGCACAGGTCATGGAAGCTGAGACAGCTGAAGGGCGGGTCCGGATTGAACAGGCTCAGGCGGCGCAACGTGCAGCTGCGGCGAGTAAAACGTTTATAGACTCCCTGGAAGAGCAGGTTTCTGCAATCGGTAAAACCCGCGCAGAGTTGCTTGAACTGAAGGCTGCTCAACTAGGTGTGTCAGAACGCGCCGCGCCTATGATCGCCCGGTTGAAGGAGCAGGAGGAAGCGTGGAAATCGGGGGCTATCAGTGCGGGGCAATATCGCAACGCAATGCGATACCTGCCGATGCAAATGACGGATATCGTGACGTCACTGGCTTCGGGCATGCCCGTCTACATGGTAGCCATACAGCAGGGCGGCCAGTTGCGGGACTCGTTTGGTGGCGTTGCAAATGCGCTGAAAGCGATGTTATCCATGGTCACCCCGGTTCGTGTCGCGATTGGTGGTCTGGCAGGTGCTGTTCTGCTTGCTGCTAAAGCAGGCTCCGACTATTTCACAGCCTATGAAGAAATTAACAAAGCCATTATTCGGACTGGCAATATTGCCGGAACGTCAGCGCTCCAGGTTATGGCTTCATCTCAGACTATTGCCGCTTCAACTGGCGCTACGGTTGATACTGTCCAGGGGCTCATGACCGAACTGGTTGGCATGGGATCACTGACACAGCAGCAGCTTGAAAAGGCTACGAGTTCGACAGCTATGGCCGTTCAAACCGGTATTGTTTCGGCACAGGACATCACAAAAGCCTATAAAGACATTGAAAAAGACCCTGTCAAAGCACTGCAGAGCCTCAACGATCAGTATAACTTTCTTACCGTTTCGCAACTTAGGCACATTGATGATCTGGTGAAGCAGAAAAATCAGACCGCTGCAGTGACTCAGGCAATGGACCTGTTTGGCGATACGATGGCACAACGTGGAGAACAGGCTTACGACTCGCTGACACCGTTTGGTCGCCTGTGGCTGGATATCAAGGGCTGGGCGTCTGAGGCTATGCAGAGTATCGGTCAGTGGGTAGCTGAGCTGGCATCAAACACGCTGAAGGAGTTCAACGCAATTTATTACAGCGTTGCGATCGTTTTCCAGAAGCTGAACCAGATCATTTCTTCCTCTATCGCTGCCGCGATTAACCTCGTTCCCGACTGGGCGAAAACAGATACTTTGCAGGGATGGCAGGACTACAACGAACAAATGGCCGGCGCTTATGGTGACAGCGTTTCTCAGCTTAAAAAAGACTGGGATGCAGCCGACATTAGCGCAGGTAAATACCTTGATACCACCCGCAAGATAAAAACCGCGACAACCCAGAAGGATCGGGAAGAAGTCGCTTTGTTTGGTAAAAAGACGAAAACCGGAAAGCAGGGCGCTGTATCAGCTGGCGATCGCACCGCGGACGCAGCTCAGGCTGAACTGCTTGCGCTTCAGGCACAGTTACGTGCCCTGCAGCAGCATAAAGGTCTGAACGATACTATCAGCCAGCAGCGAAAAGACCTGTGGACTACTGAGGCTAAATTCCAGGTACTGGAAGAGGCCTCGCGTTCACGTTCACTGACAAAGCAGGAACAATCCCTGCTGGCGAGTAAAGACCAGGTGCTTCAGTTGGCACGGCAGAAAGCCCTGTTAGGTGATCAGATTACCGCACAGGAACAGCTGAACAAGCGCATGGATACATCGCAGAAATACGTCACGCAGATGGCTGAGAAACAGGCTGCGTTACTGGGTGGCGCCGGGATGAGCGATCGGATGGCTCAGCGTGAACTCGCGAAAAGTCAGCTCGCTGCAGGCTGGAAAAATTCAGGTGGCTCTCTGGAGGATGAGGGTTATCAGAAGCAGCTTAAAGCGGCGAATGATTACTATGACGCAGAGGACAGGTTGCGTGGTGACTGGCTGACCGGTGCAAAAAAAGGCTGGGCTGAATTTGAAGACAGCGCGACCGATGTTTACTCGCAGGTGCAGACGATTACCAGCAATGCGTTCACCGGGATGGCCAGCACACTTACTGACTTTTTTACTACAGGTAAATCTAACTTCTCAGATTTCCTGACTACCTTCCTGAAGGGCATCGCCCAGATGCTGACGCAGTTGGCTCTGGTTAATGGAATGAAGTCAGCCTTTGGTGGAACGGCAATAGGTAATTTCTTTGGAATACAGGCATGGTCTGGCGGCTTTATTCCTGAGTATGCTAATGGCAGCGCGGTTGGCTATACCGGGGATGGAGGAAAATATCAGCCAAAAGGTGTGGTTCATGGCGGAGAATTCGTATTCACCAAGAAGGCTACCAGTGCGCTGGGTGTTGGAAACCTCTATTCACTTATGCGAAGCGCACAGGGTTATGCAAATGGCGGTTATGTTGGCCACGCCCCGATGTATGGGCTTCAGTCATCATCGGCCGGTGGGGTAAGTATTCAAACTTCCGTAGTTGTTCAAAACCAAAATTCTCAGCAGCAGACTTCTGGAAATAACGATGCTGTTTCTCGTGCTTACAAGCAGACCATCGATCAGTCTGTTCGTGCCGGGATTGCTAAACAGCTTCAGCCTGGTGGTTTAATCTGGAATGCAACGAAATCACGTTAGAAGGCAAAACGACCATCCAATGAATCAATGCGCGTAAAACCGCGTAAATCCGCTAGGTTGTTCTAGTCCTTGGCCGATAAAACACTCTACAAGCACTTTTCATGGAGTTGTTCAGTGAAAGCAAAAATTGCTATTTGGTTAATTGGTTTTGTGTTGGGCGTGCCGGTGACGATAGCAGGTGTCGAATGGGCGATGTTCAAATATAACAAGCAACTTGTTAACTGCGGTGCAGATGCTGTTCATGCCAGCATGAGCGTGATGGAATTGGAGAAGTATTCAAACAGTTCTGAAGAGCTGAACCTAATAGCTGAAAATTTGGACAAGTGTAAGAATAAAGCTAGCCCTCTTAAATCTAATCTTGATTTCATGCGTGATGAAATGGGACGACGGAATTAATAACCTCTTTTAAGTTTTATTTTAAACCCGCTTCGGCGGGTTTTTTTATGCTCGGAGATAGCATGGCAATCGAAACGTTCACCTGGCGAACACAGATACAGGCGGGAATGGAAGGGGCGTTTAGCCTAAAAACGCGCTCTGCAACCTTTGGCGACGGCTATGAGCAGATCGCCGGGGAAGGCATTAACCCTGAAAAGCAGTCATGGCCTGTCACACTGACGGGGAAAAAAGCGGACATGCTTCAGGCCCTGAAGTTCTTTCGTTCTCACGTCACAAAGTCATTTATCTGGACATCGCCAGTTGGCGAAACAGGACTCTATCGGATTGAGGCCGAATCAATCAAGTCACAACCCTTATCCAGCAACGTTCTGACCATTTCCGCAACATTCAAACAGGCGTACGCTCCATGATCACAGAAGACTATCAAAGCCTTGAGCCTGGCAACAAAGTCCGGCTTATCGAAGTTGATGGCTCTACGTTCGGCGTGGATGATGTACTGCGATTTCACGCGTACAACCTCCCGCACACGGAAGAGGAAATCGCCGCCGCTGATGGTGATGAATCAAAGCTGGAGGCGAAAAGCATCTGGTGGCAGGGGGAAGAATATGCCGCCTGGCCGTATCAGATTGAGGGGCTGGAAGCATCAACAGACGGCAGCAGCGCCCAGCCAACACTGACGGTCGCAGATATCGAAAGCAAGATTACTGCGCTGTGCCTTGCTTATGACGATATGCTACAGGCGAAAGTTACCATCCATGACACCTATTCGCATTATCTCGATGCGCAGAATTTCCCCGCAGGCAACGCAACAGCTGACCCACAACAGGTCAGAAAACGCGTTTTTTACATCGATGGTAAAAACAGCGAAATTCCGGGCGAACGTATCGAGTTCTTACTCGATAGCTCAATGTCGTTACAGGGAAAGATGATTCCCACACGCCAGCTTCATTCTCTGTGTACCTGGTGCATCCGGAATAAATATCGCACCGGCGACGGCTGCGACTATGCCGGAACCCGCTATTTCGATAAAAACAACAACCCGGTGAGCGACCCTTCTCTGGACGAATGCAACGGCACTCTTACGGCCTGTAAGCTCCGGCATGGAGACGGCAACGAACTGCCGTTCGGTGGGTTCCCTGGCACGTCTTTGATCAGGAGCTGATATGCGTCAGAAAACCATCGATGCGATTATGGCTCATGCTGCAGCGGAGTATCCTCGCGAGTGTTGCGGCGTGGTGGCGCAGAAAAGCCGTGTTGAACGTTATTTCCCGTGCCGTAATCTTGCCGCGGCGCCGGAGGACAATTTTGTACTTTGCCCCGAAGACTATGCAGCTGCAGAAGACTGGGGGAAGGTGATCGCCATCGCTCACAGTCACCCGGATGCCACGACGCAACCGAGCGAGCTGGATAAAGCGCAATGCGATGCGACGCTTTTACCCTGGCATATCGTGAGCTGGCCGGAGGGGGATTTACGGACCATCCAGCCGCGAGGAGAACTGCCGCTGCTGGAGCGCCCGTTTGTGCTTGGTCACTTCGACTGCTGGGGTCTGGTGATGAGCTATTACCGGCAAACGCACGGGATAGAGCTTCACGATTACCGGGTCGATTATCCCTGGTGGGAAAACGACTACCCGGACAACTTCTATCAGGATTGCTGGTATGAGTGCGGATTCCGTGAATTCGACGGGCCGCCAAAACCTGGCGATATGGTGATCATGCAGGTTCAGGCTGATAAGTGGAATCATGCGGGGATTCTGCTGGAATGCAACATGCTACTGCATCACCTTTATGGGCATCTGAGCCAGCGCGTACCTTATGGCGGTTACTGGCGTGAGCGCACAATGAAAATACTGCGCTTTAAAGACTGTTTCTGATAACTGCCTGTGACAGTTTTTATGGGGGAAAAATGGCTGCATTACTCAATGTTGAGCCGGTCCGCACAATTCGATTGTACGGCGTGCTAGGCGCCACCTTCGGGCGTGAATATCGTTTATCAGTAGCTTCGCCAAAAGAGGCAATCCGCGCTCTGAGCATTATCGTGCCGGGTTTTGAGCGTTTCCTGAATACCAGTAAGCAACGAGGTTTAACTTATGCGGTATTCAGCGGGAAACGGAACCTTTTAAACGATGAACTCAGTATGGACAGGAGCACAGAGGAAATCCGCATCGCGCCGGTGATCATCGGCAGTAAGCGAGCCGGGGTATTTCAGACAATCCTCGGGGTTGCCCTTGTCGCTGTTGCTGCGTTCTTCACGGGAGGGGCCGCGATCGGGATTGGTGGTACCGCTTTCGCTGGTGGATGGGGAGCTGTGGCGGGGATTGGGGCATCAATGGCGATTGGTGGCGTAGTCCAGATGCTTTCTCCCCAGACAACCGGGCTCGCCAGTAAGAAATCTGCGGATAACCAAGCCAGCTACGCCTTTGGTGGAGTAACAAATACAATTGCACAAGGATATCCGGTTCCACTCTTTTATGGCAAACGTCGAATAGGGGGGGCTACAATTTCTGCTGGGATTTATATTGAAGATAAGTTATAACGTATCTTTTATTTGATTCAATGGTTAATGATGATGGATCAGAATGCATTATTGATTGCACAAGCAATACTTTATTTAAAACAAAGTCCTGATGTATTTAAAGACTACGTGCTTCCTATCTCCACTGCTTTTTTTTCAGCATTTGCTGGTGGCGTTTCGGCCTATTATTTTAATAGGCGCCAAGATAAAAACAAAGATGAAAAAGAGAACTTTAAGACTGCAAATAAACTTTTCCTCACCATGTTATCTGCTCAGAGTGCCTTAAAGGCGCTGAAGTCTAATTATTGCCATATTACTGAAAGACATCCAGTTAGACGGGCTTTAATGATTCAGTCAATAGTCTTCAATGAAAAGAAAATAGATTTTGATATATCTAAGCTTTCTTTCATAAAAGATATTCCAACGGCCAATAAAACAATGCGTGAAAAGTTAACCACTAAAATCAACCAAAGAATACTAAGAAAAAAAACAGTTCGTCCAACTTCGCTGGAGATAGAAACCTCTTGGAGAAATCTAAAAAGATTAAACACTTGTATCGCAAATTATAATGTGCTTATTGACTTATTTAAGAGTCGAGCGTCTCTCGATGAGAAATTAAGGGGGGAGTTGATTAAAATATCAATTAATAAAAATGACGTTACGGTTTTTAATCAAATTGCAAGCACAATTGATCAGAAGTTATTGCAAAATTATTTGTATGAGACGGAATTAATCTTGGTTTTGATTGATCACTTTATTGTTGAGGTTGAGTCGTTCTCAGAAAAGTTCCCGGTCATTGCAGAAAGTAATATTGAACTTTCGTGTGTAGGAAGAGGAGTTAAGTTGTTAAGAGCAATCCCGAATGAACAGTTTAATGATAAGGTCTTATCAAGAATAATACCGGCTGATTATTTTTTGTTCTCACTATATACAGGAATACCTATTCAAAAACTCCACGATATGTTTACTTTTTATGGTGGGGATTAACACGCATCTTTTTCAATTTTTCTTGCAAGCCATCACTTGGTGGCTTTTTTTATGGGCGCAATATGGCTATAGCAACCGCTGTTAAAGGCCGCAAGGGCGGCAGTTCAAGCTCAAGAACTCCTACAGAACAGCCAGACGATCTGCAGTCAGTAGCCAAGGCAAAAATCCTTCTCGCGCTGGGAGAGGGGGAGTTTGCTGGTGGACTTACTGCGCGCGATATTTATCTCGATGGCACCGCACTTGAGAACGCAGATGGTTCGCAGAACTTCAGCGGTGTGGCGTGGGAGTTTCGTTCTGGAACTCAGGCGCAAAAATACATTCAAGGGATCCCAGGTACCGAAAACGAAATTAACGTGGGTACCGAAGTTTCCAGCACCACTGCATGGACGCGCACGTTTACCAATACGCAGCTTTCAGCAGTTCGCCTGCGTCTGAAATGGCCTTCGCTTTTCAAGCAGGAGGACGATGGCGATCTGGTTGGCTATTCGGTCAACTACGCAATTGACCTGCAGACAGATGGTGGCACCTGGCAGACGGTGCTAAATACCAGCGTGACCGGGAAAACCACCTCTGGTTATGAACGCAGCCACCGTATTGATTTACCTCAGGCGGGCAGCACCTGGACCATCAGGCTGCGCAAGATTACAGCTGACGCAAATAGCGCGAAGATTGGCGACACGATGATGCTGCAGAGCTTCACCGAGGTAATTGATGCCAAATTACGCTATCCAAACACAGCGCTGCTTTATATCGAATTCGATTCCAGCCAGTTTAACGGCTCTATTCCGCAGATCTCCTGCGAGCCCCGTGGCCGCGTTATCCGCGTTCCGGATAATTACGACCCCGAAACCCGCACTTATAGCGGTACGTGGGCTGGGACATTTAAATGGGCCTGGACCGATAACCCTGCATGGATTTTCTACGACCTGGTGGTTAGCGACCGTTTCGGACTTGGGGATCGTCTTACAACGGCCAACATAGATAAATGGACGCTTTACCAGGTTGCACAGTATTGCGATCAAATGGTACCGGATGGCAAAGGCGGAAGTGGTACCGAACCGCGTTATACCTGCAACGTTTACATTCAGGAACGCAACGACGCTTATACGGTCCTGCGTGATTTTGCTGCAATCTTCCGTGGGATGACCTACTGGGGCGACGACCAGATTGTGGCGCTGGCGGACATGCCGAGAGATGTAGATTTTACATACACGCATGCGAACGTTATTGATGGGCGCTTTACCTATTCCAGCAGCACCACAAAGAACCGTTACACCAATGCGCTGGTGTCCTGGTCTGATCCTGATAACGCTTATTCTGATGCGATGGAGCCTGTTTTTGAGCAGGCGCTGGTTGCGCGTTATGGGTTTAATCAACTTGAGATAACTGCGATCGGTTGTACCCGTCAGTCGGAAGCGAACCGGAAAGGGCGATGGGGGATCCTTACCAACAACAAAGATCGCGTTGTTACTTTCAATGTAGGGGAAGATGGCAACATTCCGCAGCCTGGCTATGTAATCGCTGTAGCGGACCGAAATCTCTCCGGGCGCGACCTGGGCGGCCGTATCTCTGCGGTGAATGGTCGCGTGCTGACGCTGGACAGGGCGCCGGATGCTTCGGCAGCCGACAGGATGATTGTCAATCTTCCATCGGGTGTTTCACAATCACGCACCATTCAGTCGATTACGGGCAATAAAGTGACCGTTACGACCGCTTACAGCGAAACGCCTGTGGCTGAGGCCGTATGGGTCATTGAGTCTGACGAGCTCTACGCACAGCAGTATCGCGTTATTACGGTAACTGATAATAATGACGGCACGTTCACAATCGTCGGTGCAAATCACGATCCGGATAAATTCGATCGCATTGATACCGGAGCCATCATTGACCAGCGGCCGGTGAGCGTGATCCCGCCAGGTAACCAGTCGCCGCCTGCGAACATCGTGATCAGCTCGTTTTCTGTGGTGCAGCAAAATATCAGCGTCGAAACGATGCGCGTGAGCTGGGACCAGGCGCAGAACGCTATTGCCTATGAAGCGCAATGGCGCCGCAACGACGGTAACTGGGTTAACGTGCCGCGCAGCTCCACCACGTCATTCGACGTCCCCGGGATTTATGCCGGGCGCTACCTGGTGCGCGTACGCGCAATCAATGCCGCAGAAATCTCGTCAGGATGGGGCTATTCAGAAGAGAAAACGCTGACGGGTAAAGTAGGCAACCCATCGAAGCCGGTTGGCTTCATCGCTTCTGAAAACGTGGTATTCGGTATCGAGTTGAACTGGGGATTCCCGGCGAATACCGACGACACGCTGAAGACGGAAATTCAGTATAGCCTGACCGGTACCGAAGACGATGCGATGCTGCTGGCCGATGTGCCTTACCCGCAGCGCAAATATCAGCAGATGGGTCTTAAGGCTGGGCAGATTTTCTGGTACCGCGCGCAGCTGGTGGACCGCAGCGGCAACGAATCAGGGTACACAGAATGGGTGCGAGGGCAGGCCAGTATCGATGTCTCCGACATCACCGATGTGATCCTGGAGGAAATTAAAGACTCTGATACCTTCAAAGACCTGATCGAGAACGCGGTGGACAGCAATGAAAAAATTGCTGGCATGGCTGACGATATCAAACAGGCCAACGACGAACTGGAGCAGCAGGCGAAGGACATCGCCAAAAATGCCCAGGACGTCGGGAAGGTTCAGACCAGCGTTAATGAGCTTTCGAGCACGGTCGGTGATGTGTCGTCCTCTCTCTCGGAGCTTGAGCAGACCGTGGCGACTGCTGATACCGCGCTGGGCCAGCGAATCGACAGCATTAGTGTGTCTATGGACGGCATGACGGGTGGGGTGAAAAACTCGGCAATCGCAATTATCCAGAACGGGCTGGCGCAGGTGGCCACACGTAAAAGGCTATCCGCAACGGTCGCCGGTAACAGCGCGCAGCTGGACCGTATTGATGAGGTCATCGTTAACGAGAAGGAAGCAACGGCGCGCTCGCTGCTGAGTCTGCAGACAGACGTGAACGGGAACAAAGCATCTATCAATAGCCTGAATCAGACGTTCTCTGATTACCAGCAGGCCACGGCCACGCAGATAAACGGCATCACGGCGACCGTTAATGGGCACACTTCTGCAATCACCACCAACGCTGAGGCCATTGCGAACGTCAACGGCGACCTGAAGGCGATGTATAACATCAAGGTTGGTGTCTCCAGCAACGGGCAGTATTACGCCGCGGGGATGGGTATCGGCGTGGAGAATACGCCATCCGGCATGCAGTCGCAGGTTATCTTCCTGGCAGACCGCTTCGCAGTAACGCACCAGGCCGGAGCGCAGGTCACGCTTCCGTTCGTTATTCAGAACGGGCAAACCATCATCCGGGACACGGTCATTGGTGACGGGACAATCGGCAACCTCAAAATCGGCAGCTACATCCAGTCGACAACCTGGGATGGTACCGGGAACGTTGGCTGGCACATCAACAAGTCAGGCTACGCGACGTTCAACAACGTGACCGTTCGCGGCTCGATTTACGCCACAAACGGTAATTTTTCTTTCAATGGCTCCGGCAACACAACAGTGATCAATGGCAACGGTTTAACCGTCAACATTCCTGGTGGTGGCCGGATTGTTCTGGGGACATGGACATAAGATGCCGACAGGATTATTGATAGAACTTAATGACGGCGGAAAGCGTATGGAGATAACGGCGGGCCTGAGATGCCCGTCTTTTGGTGGCAGCTTTGACACTGGCTACCAGAAAGCAAAGTATGTCGACATCGCTGGTTATGTTTCAGGATCTCAGGTGCTGTTTATACCGCATGCGACTGCTTATGTTGACTCAGGGCTGTGGCATAAAATGAATTCCATCACTATCTCTGGTGGGAGGGTTACGCAAAATTCGAGAATGCAGGCTCTGGGTATAAGTGAGAGGGATAGTACCTATACCTTTCCCGGTAGTGTCTGGCAGATATTCCCGATAGGTCAGCGAAGTGGGGTTGGCTTGCTTATTGGTGACAGCACAGACTTCCTGGCGATCACCAACGCCACACAGTCAGGCCAGTGTATCTGGAAGGGTACCGTTAATGTTCCGACCGGGGGATGGGCGGTTCCCGCGATAGCAGGATACGACAAGTCGAAGTATATCGTTTTCGGGCGCTGTAATAGCGGTAACACGATTGACTTCGACGGTAACACGGTCAGGTTCTTCAGCCCTCCGTCCACGAACGATGACGCTCCCGCAACCGGCACGATAGACATCGTTATTTTCGCCAGTGGCGTAGCGCCGCAGCCTGGTACCGGCCTCAATATTTTTAATGCTGCAGGAGTCTGCACGTTTTCAACAACAAGACGGCCTTTCGTATACCTCAACCAACTCTGGACCCCTTCGACAAGTGCCGTGAGCATCGGTAACGGATATGTTCCGCTGGGTAGGTTTGGGCTTATGGTGCATACGGTAAACGGCATGTATGTATATCGAATGTTCGGAATAAAAATACAGAACGGCAGCGCTTCAGTTCAGGGCGGGAAATATCTTGGCCGCGAACAATATGCCATTTTCGGTAACAACACGGTTACGTCGCTCAGCCTTCCAGTTTTGCCCGATATGTACGTCTGAATTAATTGTCTATTCAAATCAACCTCGCTTCGGCGGGGTTTTTTTATGTCTGGAGAAAATATGCTTTATAACACTGGCACTATCGCTATTAACGGAAATACTGCAACCGGCACAGGTACAAACTGGACGGCACCGGCCAGCCAGGTTCGCGCTGGCCAGACGATTATCGTGATGTCTAACCCGGTGCAGCTGTTCCAGATTTCATCCGTAAACAGCGCCACGTCAATGACGGTTACGCCTGCCGCTTCCCCGGCGCTGAGCGGCCAGAAGTACGGCATTCTGGTATCTGACAATATCTCGGTCGATGGCCTGGCACAGGCGATGTCTCAGCTCATCAAAGAGTATGACGAGAATATCGGTGCGTGGGAGACCTTCGCTACCACATCAGCAAATCAGAGCATTACCGTGACCATCAACGGCACCGCCGTAACCATCCCCGGCATCGGTAAACTGGCGCAGAAAGGGAGTAACGGTGCGCTGGCTGTTGCTGACGGCGGTACTGGTGCAACGAAGGCAGAAGACGCTCGCACAAACCTCGGTTTGGGAGACGCGGCCACAAGAGGTGTAACCAGCGATAAAATCTCGCCTGGTGTTGGTACATCAAATTTGCCAACAGTAGGGGCGCTTGGGCTCGGAAATCCAAGACATATTGATAATTTTTCCGATACAAGCTTTATGGGTTTCGGTAGGTACACAGGCGCAACAATAAACAATCCGGGTGGTGGAGGCGTTGGCCTGCAGCTCCAGTATGATGGCTCACCAACATTTTCCTGGTTCGTCTGGTCGAATGACGGGCAGGCATACATTCAAACTGGCCATACCCCCGGAGGCCAGTACACCTGGAAAAAAGTGTACACCACAGCCAATACCACCACTGCTTCTGATGGCACCATTAAAGCTGCATCACCTGTAGTGAAGGTTTTTTCGGATGGCACATACCATACTAACGATGAATCTGAGGGCTGCACTGTAATCCGTCTGGCCACAGGTCAATATCTGATTGAAGGATGCCAGGGCCTGAACTCAGATGCTGCATGGGGCGGCATTGATGGCGGTTTTGATATCCCCACCGACCGCAACAAACAACCTCTCATCTGGCTGGATTATGAAGTAAATGCTGACGGTTCTGTGCTGGTGAAAACCTATCACCGCACACACCCGGATGCACCGGTGTTCGCCAGGAATGAGCTGCAGGGTATCAACGATGGCGATCCTGTCGACATTCCCGGCGATCAGTTTGTGTCCGTCCGTGTCGAAATGCCTGCCGATTCTTTGTACAACAAAAGAATGAGAGCTGTGGAGCTAGCCATGACTGCCGATCAAGATGAATAAAGGTCGGTTTAGGAGACAGCGCCACCAGGAACGTTGGAACGGCTGCCGGAACCGTGGCGGCCGGAGATGATACGCGGCTTAACTCAATTGAAGGCAAGGCAGGCGGTACTGTTAAAGGAAGCATTATTTCAACGCCAGGTAATGAGGTTGGTGTTGCAACTGGCAGTGGGGGGAATAAGGCTATTACTTTAGGTAATGCTGGCTCCGATGGCCCGGCTGAGAATTATGTTAACTGGCTTTCTGGTAATTATTATTCGGGCACCTGGCGACTCGGTGCTGTTCGCGGGGCGGGAACCGATTTAGCTCGTGTGCAAATGAACATCTTTGACGGTGTAAGCACAAACGCCGATTTCCGCTGGTACCCTTATGGGGCATTTCAGTCTAAAGTCCACATAGGGCCGGTACAGGGTTACGGCGGTGGTTATCAGGATATTGTTAACGGATACAGCACTAACACATCGTTTTCACGCCCCGACCTTTCAACCCCGAACGATAATGGATTTGTTCCTTTTGGCAGATGGCAGACTTATTGCGCTGGTGGATATTATGCTGTTACTGCTCTCGGTTCTGTTGCCCAGGGGACAAATAGCTGGCCATCTGTACAGCTTGTAACCATCGGTGATAGCGGAAATGCAGGAACCCGTATTTTCTCGTTTAGCACCGCCACCGCAGATATTTTAGTCTCGGGTGATGGCGGTTTCGCAGGTAACTATATTTTCTCAAAACAACCTAACTGTGATGTCACACTGAAGGACAGTGTTCACTACGATGAAGGTTACCAGTCGTATAAAAATATCAAGAAATTCCAGCCCGCAACATACGTCTACAAGGATGATCCTCGTAAGAGAGTACGCCGAGGCATCATTGCTCAAGATGACATGAAAATTGACATGGAGTACGTCAAACTTGTACCGGCAGCACCTGAATTTGACAGTGAAGGCAACAGGGTTGACGCTGACGATACGCTGGCGCTGGATAGCAATGTCATCATGCTCGATACAGCACTGGCTCTCAATTACGTCATTAAGTAGTTGGAAAAAACACAGAAAGAACTTAATGAGCTTAAGAAAAAATTTTCTTAGTCATGGAAGTTTAGCGCCGCGGCCCAATCGAAAGAACAAGCAGCGGCGACATCGATAGTTTTGATGACCAAAATCATTTCTTCAGTAGTTTCTTCAGTCTTATCAGCAAGAACGCTATTAATGCAGACAGAGAAAATTTAATAAAAATTACTGTGAAATCATAGTTATTCATGGCCTCTTCACCATCACCTGATATCCGGATATGTTGCATGAAAACATCATTAATCCAGCTATCGGGAATGAGGATAAAACAGACAATAAGCAAAGCAACGAATATTATGATTTTCATCTCACACCACATTTACTGAAGTCAGGAACACCACGAACATCAATACGCCCGTATGCCATTAATCCTTTTCCGCCGGGTACAGTCACTTTTTTCCGTTTGAGTAATGCATTACGAAGAATCTGGAAATCAGCTGCTCTGTAAAGGGTGATGCAGCCCCACGATACACCAGAACCATCAGTATTGAGAGGGTGGAGCCTGAAACTGCCACGTCTCGTACCGTTAACATAGACGTAATCGCTCATGGTTTGCGCACTGTACAAACCGAACCATTCAGAGTGATGGTTTTTATACAGGTGTGCCAGATCGATTATTTCAGCTCTCGCCTGGTTAACGAAACTACCAGTGGGTCGATCAACAATCCAGTAAGTACCGGGTGGAATCGCGGCCTTTTCAATATCTGAGCAGTTAGGATTGTTGATATATCGTTCGATCCCTGACAGAACGTCAAATGATCCAATACCATAACAATCCAGCTTGAGCGTTTTCCCATCTTTCGACAGCCGGCCATAATCCATCATGCAAATCTGCAAGCTCTTACTCCCGTTTTCGATTATCAATTCGCCGGAATGATAATAGATAATAAACGGCTGGTTAACCTACTAATTTTTCGGTGTAAGGAAGGTTAGTAATGTTACCAGTTTGGTAGTAAGTAGCGGTGAAGCCAGTAATGCTCAATGCCTTTTGCTGGCGAAGAACACTAAGGATTGGTCTAAATATACACATCTGAATCAGAACTCGAAAAATTTACAAAGGTGATAATTCGAAGAGAGATAGAAACTTACAAGCGAAGCGGTGAAGCTTTGTACAGCCATAAGGAATCCGGTGTATTGCGAACCCTCAAAAATAAAACTACTGTGTATAAATACAGTATTCGAGGTGTGCGTAATGGAATTCTTCAGACCTACAGAACTGAGAGAAATTATTGTTCTCCCGCTTTTCAGTGACTTAGTGCAGTGTGGTTTCCCGAGTCCGGCAGCTGATTACGTTGAGCAGCGTATTGATCTCAATGAGCTTTTAGTTGCACATCCCAGCTCGACGTATTTCGTAAAGGCCGCAGGCGACTCGATGATAGAGGCCGGGATTAGCGACGGTGATCTGCTGGTGGTGGATAGCTCCCGAACTGCTGAACACGGAGATATCGTAATTGCCGCAGTTGAAGGAGAATTCACAGTCAAACGTCTGCAGCTCCGCCCAACCGTTCAGCTTAATCCGATGAACAGCGCTTATTCGCCGATTATCGTCGGCAGTGAAGACACGCTGGACGTTTTCGGCGTCGTGACTTTCATCGTTAAATCGGCGAGCTGAACATGTTCGCGCTCTGTGATGTGAATTCGTTCTACGCATCATGCGAGACTGTATTCAGGCCGGACCTGAGAGGGAGGCCGGTTGTCGTTCTCTCAAATAACGATGGCTGTGTAATCGCACGCAGCGCCGAGGCCAAGGCGGCTGGAATTACCATGGGCGAGCCGTTCTTTAAGCAAAAGGATCTATTCAGGCGCGCTGGTGTTGTTTGTTTTAGCAGTAATTACGAGCTCTATGCTGACATGTCAAACCGGGTAATGACGACGCTTGAGGAAATGAGCCCCCGTGTCGAAATTTACAGCATTGACGAAGCTTTTTGCGATCTGACAGGAGTGCGTAATTGCCGGGACCTGACAGAGTTTGGCAAAGAAATTCGCGCTACAGTCCTCAAGCGCACACACCTGACAGTGGGCGTTGGTATTGCCCAAACAAAGACACTGGCGAAGCTGGCAAATCATGCCGCCAAGAAATGGCAGAGGCAGACTGGTGGGGTGGTTGATTTGTCCAATATCGACCGGCAGCGTCGGTTGTTGGCTATCGTGCCTGTAGAGGATGTATGGGGCGTTGGCAGGCGCATCAGTAAGAAGCTAAACGCAATGGGTATTAAAACGGCCTTAGACCTTTCAGAGCAGAGTACGTGGATAATCCGGAAGCACTTTAACGTGGTACTCGAGCGCACTGTCCGGGAGCTGCGCGGCGAACCTTGTCTTGATCTGGAAGAGTTTGCCCCCGCAAAACAGGAGATCGTCTGTAGCCGGTCATTCGGTGAACGCGTTACCGACTATGAGCAGATGCGCCAGGCTATTTGCTCCTATGCCGCCCGTGGTGCTGAAAAGCTCCGCGGTGAGCACCAGTATTGCCGCTTTATCTCAGCGTTCGTGAAAACCTCTCCCTTCGCACTTAACGAACCATATTACGGTAATAGCGCCTCAATGAAGTTGCTCACGCCAACGCAGGATAGTCGCGATATTATCAACGCCGCGGTAAAGTGCCTGGACAAAATCTGGCAGGATGGGCACCGGTATCAAAAAGCCGGCATTATGCTCGGGGACTTCTTCAGTCAGGGCGTTGCCCAACTGAACCTTTTCGACGAGAACGCGCCACGAGCCGGTAGCGAAAGGTTGATGGAAGTGCTTGATCACCTGAACGCTAAAGAAGGGAAAGGCACCCTATACTTTGGCGGGCAGGGAATACAGCAGCAGTGGCAGATGAAGCGTGAAATGCTATCTCCGCGTTATACAACGCGAATTAGTGATTTATTAAGTGTCAAGTAATCTTCCTATGGTATCTTACTATAAAAGTATTACTGTCCTGAAAAGAAATCATAAGGATTCTGAATGAGTAACAAACCAACTGTTTTCATTGCGTCCTCATCGGAAGCATCTTTACACGCTGAAGCTGTTAACCTACAACTTGCTGAAGAAATGCAGTCCGAGTTATGGACGAATGCTTTTGATTTATCGTCAATCACTATAACTCAAATTATAAAAAAAACAAAAGAGTCTGATTATGCTGTGTTTATATTTCACCCTGACGATCAGGTTTTTATCAGGAGTGTTGAATATAATTCAGTAAGGGATAATGTAGTTTTAGAGTTGGGGTTGTTTATTGGTAGTCTTGGGCTTGATAAGTGTTTTATATTAATTCCAAAATCAACGAATCGTTCTTTTAGATTACCTTCAGATCTACTAGGGGTAACTGTATCTCATTACGATGTTCAAGATGAAAATATATTACGTGCAATAACACCAAGCTGTACAAAAATTAAGTTTGCAATTAAGAATTTGGAAAACATAAAGATTGATACTGATGCTCTTGGTCAAGAGTCCGCGTTAAAATCACAGCTAAATGATGCTAAGTATCAGATAATGAATATGAATTTTGATATGCAGCGTCTGACAGAGAGTGCGCATATTGCAAATGATATTATCAAAAGAATGTTTTTTTCAATGGTTAAGCCTGCTACGCCTTTAGAAATAAAACAATGGGAAGACGGCGCTAAAGCAACCCAGCTTAGAGAGATTGTTATCCCAAGGCATAAGGTTTTTGTAATAGATAAGGATGTGGCAATCCCTCCTTTATTTGGAGCTGACTCAATCTCATTGATTGTTAAGGAGGGTGTTACTATTTATGGTCTGGATAGATGCGGACATAGTTCGGTGTATTTCATGGATGGATTCAGGGTAAATAGAGAGATAGTCTGATTTGATTTCCATTTGAAATGAAATGCTTACTTAAGTGAAGTTATAAGTTTAGGTTCTTTCATTATTTATTATCATCAAGGGCGCAGTCAATTAGACTAGCCCCTTGATTCTTAACATTTCCTATTTCCTTTGAAACAACATGCCAAACGAATTCTTCTACAGATAGAGCACCCTCAGCTGCTATCTTTTGAGCATCTTTCCCATCAATATCTTGACGCATCCATAATCTTGCGGCTTCAGGCGAAAGAACCAGTGGCCGGCGGTCGTGAATATCGACCAGTCCTTTGTCAGCTGCTGAGGTCACTATCAGAAATCCTTCCGCTTCATCGCCTCTTTCAAATGGCGTGCTGCCTATCGCCGCCATGAATATAGGCTGGCCATCAGCCCTGTGAATGAAGTATGGCTGTTTCTTGTCTCCTTCCTTCTTCCATTCGAACCATCCATCAGCAAAGCAGATCGCCCGGCCATACTGCCAGAGAGGTTTAAACATTCTGCTGGTGGCAGCCGTCTCGACGCGCGCGTTAATCAGTGGCGGTTTATCCCACCACCCGGGAGCGTAACCCCAGAAAACCGGATCGAGATGAAGTTGCTCATCGCGTTCGCTCAACAGCAGGACTTTGGTACCGGGCGCCACGTTATAACGTCCAATCGGTTCCGGGTCATATGCGATGTCGCGATCGCCTTCGTCGGCCAGGTATGCCAGATATTCTTCACGGGTTTGGGCTTGTGCAAAACGTCCACACAT